CTTTGGTTCCATTGGAACCCTCATAAGCGGGGCCATCTTCTCGGTGATACTTTCCATTGAGATACCAATACTTAGTTCCATTGGCATCCTCAATAGCAGGACCATCTTCTCGGTGTCGCTTTCCATTAAGATACCAATACTTGGTTCCATTGGCCCACTCAATAGCAGGACCATCTTCTCGGTGAAGCTTTCCATTGAGGTGCCACTCTTTGGTTCCATTGGAATAAACATGAACTTCGTACTTAATCATTTTGAATCCTATCCATAAACACTAGTCAGATGCCAAGTAGGCCCACCTTTTAGAAAGGAGTCGTCAAAAGTTTTCGCAAGCTTTTCCCTCGCAATCCACAGCATCACTTCCCATTCAGGCTTAACGACAAGCTCTTTGATTGAAATGGGATTTCCTCGATAGGCTCGAAGAATTGACTCAGAAACGCCAAGCCCCCACATAGAATAGTCATAAGAGCAATGAATTACAAATTCTACCCCCATATCCTTCTCTGCTTCTCTCCGAATTTCATATGAGTCAGATTGACTTGCCCCATTCGCCATCCAAACAGCATCACCTGGATCAAATTCATCCTCCTCATATGGGGTTTCTTCGTTAATCCAAGGACGATCTTCCCCGAAATCAAGCCCCCAATAGAGAATTCCTGTGCTGCTAATTCCCAATTTCAATCCAAAGGTTATCCGGGTTATAGTGAAGACAAAACCCTTCCGGTCCGTCTGTTCCGAAGAAAACTTCTTTTCCAAAATTATATGGAGGTGGGTCACCATCTGTAACTCGATGAACGACTCCAACATCATAAATTACCTTGTAAGGCTCAATCGGAAAATTCGGGTCTTCAAATTCTCTTTCAATTTGCTTACAGACATCTGACATTTCGTTAAAACGCCAAATAGGAATATCGCCCATTTGCCCACCCATAGGATGATATACGGTCTTTCCAATCCATTCATCTTCTGGAATGTCTGAAAGCTGAATAAGTGAGCTTAGAAACTCAAAAGAAACCTCGGAGTCTCCTGTGCTGCTAGTCCCCATTGTAACCTCTAAGCTTGTCTTCGACGGCGTTTAGCTCTTCAAGAAGAGATTCCTTCCTCTTCCTGAAAACGTCCTTGCACCACTTCAAAGCCACAGGGTGATTCGATGCGTATACGTCCACAAACCCCTGGTCTTCGGGAGTGCCAACGTAAGCCGTATGGATCGCCTCAGAGAAATATCCTCCCTCTGGGTTCACCTCTCGGTAAGTGGTTTCGCTTCCAACCCAAAAGTCCTGAAAGCGATAAGCGGTCTTGGGGGTCAAAAAACGTGGCGTATCAGTCATTTTCTCTCCACTCACTTATTAAACCAGATAATGTGGGTTGTTTCTTCAGGCATCGAGTAGAAAGCATCCTTGTCAACAAAATCTTTTAGATAAGAATATTCCCAAGACATTACCAAGTAACCTCTTCCATTCGCTTCAATCGCGCGTGTATTTGCATAAGCTCCCACTGAATATTATTCAACTCAGAGATATGCTCCTCTCTCCATTCTCCAGAAAGATTCCTCTGGATAATTGCCGAACTAAGTTCGGGAATCTTCTCAGAAAGGACCTCAATAATTTCACTCAGATGTGGGGCAACTTCTTGTTCAGTTGGGCGGTAGCTCACTTTCATTACAACGCCTTCTTCCAAGAGGGCATAAGCCCTTTTTTCCAGCTCGGCTGTAGCGGCTTTGCCCATGCCTTCTCCCGGTCTTCTGGTGTCCGTTTGCTTTCTCCACCTTGATATAGTGGAGGGCTAAAGTGGATTACCTTTTTTCTTAATAATCGTAAATTTTTTGCCCGCAGCCCAAGCTCAAAAAAATCACGGCAAAACGGTCCTCCACTATATCTAGGCAAAGGAGCGTTCAATGCGAAATGAAGAAGTAGTTAAGGCATGGCTCAGCGGAATCTCCGCCGAAAACAAGAGCCTTTCAACCGATGGAGAAAGGCTCTTTTCATATAGGCTAAAGATTGCCGAAAGAAAGCATGGCTTGAGCCGAGTCTATGATTATACTTCAACTGGTGTTTTCAAGTCTCACACTACCTCCTGTCACGTTGGTCTTGCCCTGCAAGTTGCAGGAGATGCCTTCCTAGAGCTTCCTGGCTAAACAGTAATCTGAAAGAAGGGGTTTTGAGCAACCTTTTCTTTCTGTAATATAAGTGTGAATTTTTTGCCCGCCTAGCAAGCCGAGGCCAACAAGGCGATTAGTGCAATCAATCCAATGAGAACAGGGAGGGCATAATCTTCTTCTTTCATCACGTCTCCTAAATTAGGGAGTCAAGAATTTTTTTCTTGACTCCTGTCTGCTTAATTCCCTCTGTATCGATTGGAGTATGAACAAAATTGCTCAGTCCCCAGCCATTTCTTGTAGACATATCAAGATCATCCACGGCAACCCACTGTGTAATCTCCGGGTGATCAGATAGCCAGTCCAAAATTTCCAAACTACGCTCTTGTTCGGACGAGTACCCTCTATTCCACGGGAAATGATCCGGAATCTTTACCTTAGAAAAGATCTTCGTCAAGCCAACCGGAGCCTTGACAATCCCCTGGGTCAAATAATATTCTTGCAACTCCTCAAGAGATCCAAGTCTCCTCCAATCCGAGGAGATAATAATCTCTGCTCCGGTTTCTTCTAGGATTTCATTCAGAACCCTGACGGCCTTTCTGTCAAAGTTATCAGCTCGGACTTCAAAAGGACGCTCTCTCCCCGATAGGTCGCCCTTGTACTTCTTTTGCTTCTTAAATCGAGAACCCCAATTGCTACGCAAACAGATGACTCCATCATTATCAAGAAAAATAACTTTCATCGGAACCCTCCGTAGTACGATATTAATATCGGGCAAACTCTTGACAAGAACTTTTCTTCAAGCTTTATTCATTTCTATGGTGCTTGTTTCGCTGGAAGCATTCGTCGGCCTTTATTTGGTTAACAACGAAATTGTTTCTGTAATTCTACACCAGAGAACCTTAGCTGCATTTCTTCTTTACGGAGTTCTGGCTCACATGATTATCTTCGTGCCAATGATTGTCCAAGAAAAGAAAATTTGGCGAAGATATTATCGGAAAATAGGAAAGAAGCCCCGGGGCCTCTGGAGGTCTCTTCTTAAAGATTAGTCTTCTTTTCGCAAAGTGCAGTCATAAACGGAATCTCCGATTCGAAATGCCTGTGTGGACTCGCAATCTCTTGCGATCTTCTTGAGCTGAAGGTTTTTCACCTCATTCAAAGAGATGGCCCAGGCGAAAAAGGCAATCAAAAGCACCAAGCACGCTGAAATAATATCAATTTTACTCATCTTCTCTCTCCTTAAACCGCCGAAAGGCGATACTTCTTTCCATCGACTTCAATGACCTTGCCTTCGCAGCTATTCTGCTTTGCACGAAACTCTGCTTCGGTCAATTCCTCTCCATTGAGATGCCACTCCTTATGTCCATTGGAATACTCAATAGCGGGACCATCTTCTCGGTGACACTTTCCATTGAGGAACCACTCTTTGGTTCCATTGGCATCCTCAATAGCAGGACCATCTTCTCGGTGAAGTCTTCCATTCCGGAGCCACTTCTTAGTTCCGCTGGTATACTCAATGGCGGGACCATCTTCTCGGTGAAGCTTTCCATTGAGATACCACTCTTTGGTTCCATTGGAACCCTCATAAGCGGGACCATCTTCTCGGTGAAGCTTTCCATTGAGACGCCACTCTTTGGTTCCATCGGGATACTCAATAGCGGGACCATCTTCTCGGTGAAGCTTTCCATTGAGATGCCAATGCTTAGTTCCATTGGGATAAACATGAACTTCGTACTTAATCATTTTGAGACTCCTTATGTAAACACGCGCACGCTTACGTTATCGCTTCCAACGGTCTTCGCGAGAAAAGATAAGAGACGCCTCTTTGTCTTCCCGCCTCTTGAGAAACTGCTTAGAAGCCTCAGAACCCGTAGTGGCTCGGTCCTTGTGAAAAGACACTCGACTTGCCTTCCTCACTTCCTTTTCCGAAGCATACTGAAGGCGAACCACCTTTCCTCCGCCATTAAGAAACGCCTCAACCGCATCATCAACATTACGCTTTGCCATTTTATTTCTCCGAGAAGATTATTCTAGAATTAAAAGATAGAGATTGAATTCGCAGGCTTCTTATAAGCCTTCTTTGCCGAAGACTTTGCAGCCTTCTTCGGAACTTCGCGAGCCAAGTCAGACTTTTCATAGCCCTGAGTAATTGCTGCCGAAATCAGTTCAGGCCAAATAACCATCGGAGCGGCACAATACAAGCCGGGATAACGCCCACCATTCGGGCCTCCAGTTCCAATCCAAACTCCGCTAGGAGTAAGCTGATATCGATTCTTCTCAAATTCAATGGAAACCATTTGAACCTCCGGCATCCCTGACTTCTCTTTACTAGCTGACACTTTAATATAGTACAGGGCTGGATTGTATTACGTTTTATTGCAATAAGCCTCTCGCCCTCCAGTCAAGCGCCGTGCCAACTTGAAGTAACTAAAATTGCCCGCCATCATGGCATGGTTTTTTATCTGGCATCCTTCTTGCTAATGCAAGCCGCGTGCCAAGCTTTAATGTTAAGTTTTTGCCCGAAGATCCTGTGAAGTTTTTGCCCAAAAGGAAGGGCCGAGATATCTCGGCCCTTCCTTTTCATTAGTCCTCGGAGAGTGTTCCGAAGACCGGAACACTTGGAAACAGATCCCTTGGAGGGTCAAACGGCAGCGGAGCCTCTAGTTGACTAGGCTTTCTTACACTAAACTCTTTCACCATATCAATAACAGAACCCTTGGATAGACCCGAAGCTTCCATCACCCAATCTTCAGTTCCAATTAAATTAAGATTCTATAATAAAGCGTTTATTATAGAATCAGATTATACTCCATCATTCAGGGGCAACGTCATCTGTTGTTGGCAGACTCCAAGCCCTGGGATTCTTTCCCGTAATCTTCTTTACAACAAAGAGCTTGTAATCCGGCTCCTTATTTGAAAACTGCTCAGTAATAGCAAGCTGCCAATACTCAGGGATTTCCTTTTGAGCCTGGATTACAAAGTCCTTTCGATTTTCAATGTCCGCAATCTTTGCATAACCAGAAACCCATTCGTGCACCACATCTTGCGCGCGGGCATACTCACGGTCATACTCAGAGAAATTCTCCAAGAGAATAGACGAATGAGGCTCGTAAAGCATTTCTGCCAATTCTTCCTGCATTTCTGCATACCAAGCATCGGCAACGGCTCGACCCCTCAGTCCATGAATGACTCGGTGCATTGCAACATACTGATTTCCTTTTACCTTGATTCGGTGATTCCTTCCTTCGTCAAAAACCGACAAAACCCATCCCTCATCCCGCCAGGGCAAAACCTTGGCAAGTCCAGCCATTCGTTCTGCCAAACCTTCGCCACTATCCGACACAGCTAGGTCATAGTAATGGCTTGAGTCAGCATAGATTACCGAATTGTATTCGGGAATCATAGCGGCATCTATCTCCTCTCCATCACGCATACGCATATTCAAAAGAGTAAGCCTCTCCTTGTCATGCGGAATTACGCTGGGATTTGAAAAGCGACTCTGAGGGTAAGTATATTCAAAGCTCCACGTCACATCATGGTGCATAGAGAGCATTTCTTCAAGATTTCTTTCCCGAATAATCTTCCATGCTCCGTCGATGTATTCGTTCTCAAGGCTTCCGCGTGTGGAAACATGCATGTTTCCGCTCAAGTCGAACCAGACGTTAATCAGGGTTCCGTCCAGCTTGACGAGCGCCAGATTCGGGGCAAAAACTTCACCTGCCCCAGTTTCATGCGGATTGAAAAACTTTCTCATTGGACGACAAACGATTTGACCGTCCTGAAAAACAACCCCGCGAGCCTCCATCGTTACAGGCGTCCACGCGCCCGCAACCGTTGCCTTTTGAGTGTAATTGAAAAGCTCAAAAGGCCCCTTAATAGACCTCTTGAGCATTCCTTCTTCTGCCGCTTCTCTAAAGCCCTGAATATCCATGATAAATTCCTTCCAAAGCTTGAATTTCTCTTTTTCGAGAAAGGTCCCAACCAAGATTCCAACACATCCAAAGCATTGTCTTTGGCTGATGCGGATTCCTATCTCTGCTCATTCCGCTTGTGTGCGCGTCTTTGCCCGCCTTTTCGGCGGCCTTTTCATCAGGAGAAAACATTTTTAACCCTTTCCACAGTGGTAGCACACGCACGACTGATTGTATAAGCGTCCACAGTGGTCACATCTTACAAAAACTTCAAAGACGCTCATGCACACGTCCTCCAAATCTCGCCGCAGAGAGTCCAGCTCGGAAAGGGGCTCTGGCCCGAAGTCAGTTCCATTCTCTCTCCTTCTTACGCCTAGATATAGTGGAGGACCGTTTTACCGTGATTTTTCCTTGTCACTCGCCAGCATCCACCGTACTACCTCGGTCACGGCCTCAAGCGCCTGCTCTTGGGTATCGGGCAACTTGGCGGGTACCGCGACGAGCAGACAGCCACCCTCTGCGAGACTCTGTTCACAGCGACCGCGGTAACCAGTCCCAAATGCCGCATCAGCAAAGAGTCTGTTTGCGGTTCGCATCTTGGCCCCCGTACGCAGCTCCCACGTCGCGTCAGGTGGAACGACGCCTCGGAACACACTGTGTAGGACAAGCATCGGCGCCGACCAACCCTTCGGCCACGGTGTCTCCGCGAACGGCCCTAACTCTAGTAGGTGCGCGAGCAGGCGGGCGATGGTGTCGAGGTCGCGGCAGAGCCATCGGATGACTTCATCAACGCAGGGCTGGAGGGGTGGCAGGTCGCCCCCTAAAGCCGCCCATGCAAGGGCGGCGGCTCGTCGGTTGAGGGCAATCCGCACCCGTGAATGCTCCCAGAGGTTTCCATCGTAGCGGACAGTCATCGCCGCCTTTTCCATACGTTAGCCTTCTTAAACATTACTTCTCCTTAGCCGGCCCTTCTTACGTCTAGATATAGTGGAGGACCGTTTTACCGTAATTTTTTCTCAACTCAGCGGGGCAAAAACTTAACCTCTGCGAAAATCATGCCAGACGCTCGCGCGTATATGTTTAACCACAGAAAGCTATCTGGCATGATTTTCGCAGAGCAAGCCCCACCGCGGGCAAAAACTTTACATTTAGCAGCGGGAATCGAGGGGGCGCGCACGCGCCCCCTCGTCCCTGTTCGGATTACTCGTTGTCCTCGTTGGAACCCTCGTCCTCGTCAGCCTCGTCAGCCTCGGGAGCGGGCGGGGCCAGCTTCAAGCCCGCCGCCTCGACGGCATCCACGGTCGAGCGCAGGAGGCTCGCCACGTCGCCCAGGTCGCCGGCCGGAACCTTCGCAGGCTTCGCACCCTTGCCCGAACGGACCCGGAAGGACACGATGCCGTCCTCCTGCTTCACGGTCTGGCGCAGCGACTCAGCCGCCGACAGACGGGCCTCGGAAGCCTCGGGGATGCCCGAAGCGGCAATCTCCTCCAGGGCGGAAACGTAGTCTCCGAACTCCGAAACGGGCATCGACTGAGCGCCGGAACCCTTCCCGCGGTTGGTCGCGAAGGACACCAGGGCGGTGCCGTTGTCATCGGTCGAAACACTCATGGTCTCTCGGATGGTCTGGAGGGGGCTCTCGGTGTGCTCGGTCTCAAAGATGTTCGTCATGGTCATTCTCTCCAACGGCAATTTTTGAAAGTCGATGCCGCGCCGACATGGTTTGGAGCAAGGTAGCCCGAAAAAACTTCGTGCCTTGTTCGCCCCGGTCTCTTCTCTCGTCTAAATATAGTGCAGGACTGTTTTGCCGTAGTTTTTTTCTAACTCAGCTTTTCCCGCTCTGCTCTTTCCTACGCTTAGATATAGTGGAGGACTGTTCCGCAGTGATTTTTATGTCCAGCTTTTGCCCGAAACGCCAATCATCTTCCGCCAAAAATCATGCCAAGTCAGAAATCCTTTTCCCGCACCGAAAGCTGGCACGGTTTTTCTTGGCATCATTCTTGCAAATACAATTTTCATGCCAAGCTCCAATGTGAATCTTTTGGCCGAAGTACCATGCAAATTACGCTGAGTTGGATTTTCGATTTGCAACCGAAGCAAATTTGGTTCCGTTAAGGTTTTGCCCAGAATTTGTTAGATTTTTGCCCCGCTGAGTTGGAAAAAAATCACGGCTAAACAGTCTTCTACTATATCTAGGCGTAAGAAGGAGAAGAGAAAATGGCGAAGTCAAAATCCGCAGCCCGTCGCCGTAAAGCGCGCCAGGCAAAGCGGGCCGAAAAACTCGCCATGCAAGGCAAGGGTCCCACGGTCAAGACTCGGAACAAAATTGTTCTCGCCATGATTCTCCGAAATGGAGCCGGAAGCCACGGCGACGAAAAGAAGCGTCGAAGCAAAACGGCCTGTAGGAAAAAGGTAAGGGAAGATTAATGAACGTCGTTCTCAGCACTCCTTTGGAGTTTTTTCTTTACGCGGCATTTTCAATCGGAACCTATGAGTTCTTTCGATACCTCGCCCGGCATGTTCGAATTGGATGGAAGAAGTAAAGCGTAATCCTTGGTTGTTAAGAATATATAGTCCAGCCCTTGCGGCTGGCAACTTTATTTTTGTAAAATTTTTGCCCAAAGGCTGGGGCGAACCCCAGGCCCCAGGTTATTCCTCGATTGGAGTGGCGTTCAAAGAGAGGTTCAACAGGGCGCAGCAAATCTCCGCGTCCTTCGGGCAGTCGAAGACCTTGGACAAGGCACCTTCGGGAGTCAGGACGTAATAACCGACTCCACCGGGGCCGCCATCGAAAAGGGAAATTACAGAAAACATTTTCTCTCTCCTTCACCTAGATATAGTGAAAGACTGTTCCGCAGCGATATTTGTGTCTAACTTTTGCCCGAGTGTGCGTGCGTATTTCTCCTGCAAAAATCATGCCAACTTATTTTCTGGATATTGGCACGAATTCTGCATACGCACGTATCTCCGGGGCAAAAAATTGACACTTAAGAGCACAAGAAAGGTGGGAGGCTCCCACCTTTCTTGGTTACTCAGGTCAGCCGTGCAACTGCCCGATTGATTCGCCCCACAGTGCTTTGAAGCAATCGGGCCACCTCTTCCTTTTCATTCTCAGGAATTCCAAGCTCAGTCGCACGCGCGTCCAACGAGTCGATGTAGGCCTGAAATTCAGAAGCCAAAATGACCTGAGGCTTGAACCCCCTGTCTCGATTCAGAGTAAAGGCAACCACAGGTCCCTTTGCAGAGGGGGAAACCCTCATCGTTTGACCGATGACCATGCAAGTCGTTTCTTTCATTTCATTCCCTTCCATTGCCTTCTCGGGCAAAAGTTTTAAAATCCCTTGCTTGAGCAGAAACTTCATGACCGCTCCCAAGTGTACGCGCGTACCTCTCCCATAAGGAGGTCGCGAAATATCCTTACCAGTGCCTTTCGACGTACTTCTTGAAGGCGTAGTATCGCTGCCCCTTGAACTCCTCATAGAAGGGGTCCATCGGGCTGCCTTGAACCCGCTTTGCAAGCTCCGGCCTGCACCGGCACAGCGTGTTGTATGCCGCCTGTCCGGGCCGGAGTTCAGGGTTGCTTTTCAGGAGGACGCTTACTTTACGCCAGTACTGATAGATAGTCATATATACCTCCTTTGTAAATTTCAGTGATTGCAAGTTATTGAGACGCGGGCAAAAGATTCAAAGCCCCTTACTTGAGCAAAAACCTCATAACTGCCCCAGCTTCGTTCGCAGCCTTCCGCACGACTCCCGGCTCCTCCCGCAGCTTCTTCTTCCAATGGGAGAGGTATGCAACGTGGTTATCGAACAGGCCTTCTCGCTCGACGCCGATGTGCTTACACACGAACGCACTTCCCATTTCCGCCACCAGTTCCTCATAGGCATAGTCGGCAGTTCCGAAGGACGTGAAGTTCACGATTCCATCGCGGTTCAGACGGCTCTTTGCTCCGGTCCAATGTGCGTGCTCGTGCAGGTTCGTCGCCCAGTAGTCCGCAGTCTCCTTGAAAGCCCCCGCTTCGGGAAGCTGAATGTAATCCTTTTTCACGCTGTAGAAGGCTTGGCTTCCACCGTGCCGAATGTCTGCGCCCATCTTTGCGACGATTTCTGCCGCCGCCTCAAATCCCACACTCGGGTCCACGTTCCGGGCCTCAGCGGAGGGCAGAGGGTTCTGAGTCTGCTGATTGTTGAAAACGTAGCTGGAGCCCCAGCCGGAAAACGTCTTGTCCGCAGCCTTGACGACCGGGTGGCCCCTCTTGCACTTCTTGCCCCAGCCCACCGGGGCCTGACACTTCGCGCACTTGAATCGCGGGAAATAAATCCCGGTTCCCTTTTCGTCCTTTCGGACGAGGTTCTTGGCCTTCTTCCATTGAGAGGCCCCCGCCCAGCGGTTGTCACCGAACCTCAGACCGCCCATCATCAGGACGAAGTAATTGAATCCGCCGCTGTAGGCGCGATTCGTCGTGGCGTTCGTGGGGATTCCATTGGAGGAATCCCAGGGCATGACCCACTTTCCACCATCCTCGGCATTCTCGATTGCCTCGATGAGAGCTTCCGCGATTTCGACTTCGGTTTCACGAATCGACTTTGCCATCTTCTTTTCTCCTTCTTACACCTAGATATAGTGGAGGACTAATCCGCAGAGATATTTATGTCCAGCTTTTGCCCAAGAAGTTATGTGAGTCTCCCCTACAAGAACCGTGCCAACTTATTTTTCAAGGGCGTATGTGTGCATGAACACTTGGCACAGTCCTTGCAGGCGCAGGGCAAAAGATTGTCTCTGTAAATCTTTTGCCCCGAAGGGCGGACCTTTGCCCGAAAGGTTAATCAACCGTTTCGATTGTGACCTTTACCCTCTTTCCTTGGAGCAAGGCTGTAAGCGCATGGCCGTAATCGTCGGGGTCTCCGAGAAGATACTCCGACCAAGACTGAATCTTTACGAACAGTCCAAGGTCGTCGGAGGCGGGCGCAGGAACATCTACATCAGTCGTAACGGGACCATCACACACGGCGATGTGCGCGCACCCATCATCTTCCTCACTGAAATGCAAGGGCTCTGACGAAAAAAGGGTAATCTTCATTTTTTTCCTTGAAGAAAGCAATATTGAGGTAAGTCAGTGACGTACACCCGGGGAAAGAGGCGGCTGAAAAAACTCCAGCCGCCTCAGCCCTCACCCGTGCGTGTGTCCCTTGTACGAGGGGCAGTGCTCCATCTTTCGATGAGAATCCTTGCCAGCCGGGGGCCGCCCGTGACGAATACGCCACATAGCGACCACACCATCGGACGACTCTCTGCAAGCAAACCCTCCTCGCGGAAGAGGCTTGTCATTCTTGCAATTGAAACAGTCTTTTTGCATCTTCTCTCCTACTTGACCGTGACCTTGCCGCGCACGAACGTTCGCGGGAGGTCGGCGGCAAACCGAGCCTTGAGGGCCTTCATCTCGTTTTCGACGTACATCGCCGTCGTATCGAGTTCGGTCCCGACCTGATTGCCGTCGTTGATTGCCGTGGTCGCAGCCTCCACCACGAGGTCCAGAATCCCCTTGCGCTGGAATCCCGCCCGATGCAAGGCGATGGTCAGGACGGACAGCAGAGGCACCGACACCGTGGGCGTCTTGTCTCCATCATCACCGACCTTGACCGTTCCGCCCGGAACCGTCAGGGAGATTTCCCCCGTCTGGTACTCTCCGGGCGCGAGGTCGGCACGGCGCTCCTTCGCCTCCTTCGCCAACTTGTTTGCGAGCCACGCCACCTGGGCATCCGAAAGTGAATCAAACATTTTCATTTTCTCCGAGGGAGACATTCCCTCTTACGCCTAGATATAGTGGAGGACTGTTCCACAGTGATTTTTATGTCCAGTTTTTGCCCAAAGCCCCGAATCAAATTCCGTGCCAATCCTTTTTAGCATCTCCTTGTAGGAGATCTTCTAATCTGGGCAAAATCTTAACAAAAACAAATCTACTTTGATTGCCCTAATTGGCGCAAATCTTGCAAGGTAAATCTTTTGCCCATCCGAACCTAAAAAAAATTACGGCAAAACAGTCCTCCACTATATCTAGGCGAGAGCAAGAGACAAACGGCAAAGCAAAAGGGACGACGAAGGGCTATCACGATAGGCTGGCAATACTAGTAAGCCAGTCTGCAACGAGTTAGACTCCTCCTGTTCCACATTCAAAAAGCGGCGCTGTCAAGTCAAAGGCTACGAAAGAGCGAGACAAAAGGGATTACAAAAAGCGTGCCAAGGCGCCTGGACTCTGGCACGCAACAAAAGATTCGCTGCTAACGCAGAAACCGCCCCGGGAAGGGGCGGCCTCTTTTGTTCTTTTGTGTCAAGTTTTTGCCCCGATGGTTGAGCTGCAAAAACTATGCCAATCAATTTTTCAAGGATATTAATCAGCCCGAAGCTTTGGCATGAAAAATGCAAGTGCAAAAACTATGCCGAAAAAGATGTTAAACTTTTGCCCGAACAGTAGCAGATGTGACCATATGCACAAAGTGTGCCAGCATGCACAAGCGCGCAGTTGCACCCCGGGCAAAAACTTGACATTACATGCGACCAAATGCCCCGGGGGCTTCCCGGGGCAAAAGGCTTTCGGTTGGCCGCTATTCTTCGCGGTCGAAGTCTACATCGACCGCGTAATAGCCGTTGCTTTCTCCGTACCAACGAATGGTCACGTCCCCGCGCGTGGTCCGAATCGTGTAGAAGGTCCACACGCACAAGAAATCCTCATAGGTTTCCGCCTCGGGGTCGTCCGGGTTGAGTCCGCTTGAGCGTGCCTCCGCGACGACGACTTGCCCGCCGATGAGGCTGGAGAGGTCTCCGTTCACGTCCTCGATGTACACGTCCTCGCAGCAATCCTGCCAGTGCTGCATCACCCAGGTTCCACGGTCGGTCACGAAGGAGATAACATTCTTTCCGTGATTCACGTCAAGAATCGTCGTCCCGATGAAGTCAGAGTAAGGGCTCGTCGGCATTTCATTTCTCCTGGGGCAAAAGTATTGCAAGTCTCAGCTTCAGCTTGCACCCACAAAGCCCCCTTGGCCGAAGCCAAGGGGGCAGGGGGGCGAGGGCTACTCGCCCAGCAGGGCAGCGATGACGTCCGCCTTCCGGGCGCGGGAGGGGACCGCGATGCCCGACCGCTGGGCCGCCTCGCGGAGCTTCGGCACCGTCAGCTTGCCCAGGTCCACGGCGGTCGGGCGGGAGGCCCACGCCTGCCCCATCCCGCGACGGTACTTGCCCGCCTGCCGTCCGGTGGTGGGGATGCCGGCCCGCTCGCAGGCGAGGCCGAAGGAGAAGTCGTTGGAGGCGAAAACGTTGTTGCTGATGCGGTCGGACATGGTAAGAAACCTCTTTTGTGGTAGTCGGGGTCATTCCCTCTTACGCTTAGATATAGTGGAGGACTGTTTTATCGTAATTTTTTCTGTGCAGTTTTTGCCCGAAGTCACTAGCCTCACGCACTTATGCACGATTTGTGCCAGTCCAAAGCAACCGAAAACAAATTTGGAAGTGTAAATCTTTTGCCCAGAAATATCTTATCAAGAAGCGAAAAGACTTCCGGCACAGACTTTGCACTTGCAAGTCTCGTGCCAACGCACACGCATATACTCTGTAAATTTTTTGCCCAGGCGGATGCAAGAAATTTGCGCAGGATCCAGACTTGGCACGAGCCTTGCAGCTTCCGCCCCCCGGGTCCCGGGCAAAAACTTGACATTTAAAAGCGGCAAATCCCCCGGTCCTTTCGGACCGGGGGATTTCAAGGGGAGATTCCCTAGGGGGAGGGAACCCGCTCCACCTTCGCGAAGATGCGGAAATCCCGGAAGGAGACCTGCGAGTCTTCGGCCTTGCAGTAGTTTTCCCACGCCATCTTTATGGCGGAATCCATCGTCCACGCCACAAGGTATTCGTGTCCCCATCCGGCCTCAACCCTGTAGGTTGCGAACTTCGCCCTCGACTCCTCGGCGGGCGGCGGGGCCAGCATGGCGTCAACCGCATCCTTGGCTTCCCGCAGCGTTGTCTCGGGCTTCGCATCGCGGTAAGCCTTGATCAGCTGAATCTTGGAGACTTCCGGCTGACCCTCGTAGGTGCCCTTCGGAAACAGCTTCTTTGCGAATTCGACGTAAAGCGCCTTTCGCAGCGCCTCATAGGGATTGTCCATTTTCAAGAAACCTCTTTTGTGGTAGTCGGGGTCATTCCCTCTTACGCTTAGATATAGTGGAAGACTGTTCCGCAGAGATATTTATGTCCAGCTTTTGCCCAAGCGCGTGTGTGCGTCCGATGCACGAAGCGTGCCACCTATTCTTTTTCTTTTGAAAACTTTATTTCACCTTGGCACGCGCTGTGCATATGCAAGTTACATGCCCATACGTGCCAGCCTAGAAATGCAAATCTTTTGCCCAAGTGTGCCAGCCGTAGGATCGTCTGCATAAAGTGTGCCAAAGCATGTACATAAACTGGCACCATACGTGCATGTGCAAGAAATGTGCCAGTTTATTTCAAGGCAAAAAAAAGAGCTTCGGAAAGTTTAATTTATTCCCTAGGGAACAAAAAAAACAAATCTGCGAAATTTGAGCGTATGCACACATCATGCCAAATTGGCATGAAAATCTTTTGCCCAGAGGCCCTGGCACGAAAGAGAAGACTTTACTGCGAAAAGTTGGCACACTCCTTGCGTACACTCGCACGCAGCCGGGCAAAAAATTGACACGAAAAAGCCCCGGAGCCGAAAGGCTCCGGGGCTCCTCGGGGGTGCCCGACTTGCCCTTACCAGGGGCGATCGGTGTCCAGGCTGGCCCGGAAGGGGGTCCAGTCCGCGTCCGCGAACAGGTGGCCCGCGTCCTTCGCGACCCGGCTCCATTCGATGCGGAGGCGGGTGTACTCGTAGACCCGCTCCCCGACCTTCCGGTTGTCCTGCCGGACGAACCAGTGGTGACCCTCGGTGCCCTCGCGGATGACCCGCGAGGCGTCCACGCGCCGCATGAGGAGGGTTCCGGCCTCCTCGCGGAGCAGGAAGACCCAGAGGGCGCGGCCCGCCTCGGCGTGGTCGATAACTACCTCGTCGTACATCGTCAGGTCGCGGTTGCCGTAGCCGTTGCCCTTGCTGCCCTTGAGGGACACGGGCACCATTTCCACGATGGTTCCGCAGGGGGACTTCCAGGGCAGCACCATGTCGAACACGCCGTGCCCGCGGCCCTTCTGGAGCGGCCGGCCCAAGCGGTCGACCCCACCCTTCTTGCAGATGCCGTCCTTCGCGGGCGGCAGGCGGTCGGCGCTGTCACCCATCCACAACCGGATGGCCCCGTGGGCGTCGCGCGGGTCGAGGGCTGCGCCGTTGGTCTGCTCGAAAGCAATGCAGGAAGCCTCGGTCTCAAATGCGTTCTTCGCCATTGTCTCAGCCTTTCTTGCGGGGAGTCAGTGTTTCTTTTGCCCCGCTTGCACTTAGATATAGAGTAGGACTGTTTTATCGTAACTTTTTTGCACCCGGAGAATCGTGCCAACGTATCGGGCAATCGCAGAAATATATATTTATATGTTACCCTGGGAGCCTTGCGTGTTGGCACGCCGCGTGCCACCGCGAAAGCAGTTTTTAGCTTAAAAACAATGGTTGCGGATTGCTGCGGATTGCTGCGGTTATATACAGAGCCACCGTGATAACTGTTTTTCGCTTAAAAACAATGGTTGTGGATTGCTGCGGATTGCCGTGGTTATATGCAGAGCTACCGCGAAAGCAGTTTCTGGCTTAAAGAAGATATCTTTTTGTTTTCTATGTGTATGTAAACTTAAGAGAGAGAGAGAGAGGGAGAGAGCAGTTTCTTTATCTAGTAGGTTATTTTATTTAACCTTAGGTATAGCTTATTCTGGAGGGTCTTTTCTAAACCAAGTACTCAAATATATCTTATCAAAGAACACACCCGAAAACAAAAGGATTCTTTCGCTTGATTTTGCCTGCTTTGGGTCGGGAAGATCTTCGGAGTATTCTTCGTAAAAATTTTGGGAGGGATTTTCCTTTGGTTTTCATCTGCTTTGACTCTTCTTAGAAAAATCTTTGTTTCTGCTTCGGGGGAATTGGAAAACTTTTGTTAGATTTCTCTTTGACTTTTGTGGGGGAATTGGTGCTTTTTCTTTTGGAATTGGGCTTTTTCTTTTTTGCGTATAAATTATATGCCTTGGGTTGTGGGTTTGCCCCAAAAAGAAAAGGCCCCTGAGGGGCCTTTTTGCTTTGGATTTATTTTATTTTATTTCCTTGTTTATTCTTGGCCGTCCAGAACTTTTAGGATTTTTTCTGTTAAAGGGGTGAACTCATCTTTTAATAGGACGCTGAGAAGCCGCTGCTTGAGATCTGCGGCGCCTTTGCCCGTAACTGGACCTCCACCTACAATAAGGTCTGAAAGCAGCTCAGCGTCGGCCTCAGAGCCCATGAGGCGTTCTACTTGATCTTGGTCTTCATAGTCGAAGTATTCTTCGGACTGTGGATCAGTATCAAATGACCCAAAGTCTTCGGCCATTTTTGTTATGATTACATCCAGAGCATCTGCTTCTTTTTGAAATCCCTTTTCATCTAGGGAGGTAGCAACACTAATTAATTCTTTTAACATTTTATTTTCTATCCTTTAATTTTTCTAATTTTTCTGAGAGCTCTTCTTTGTCACTTGCAATTGAATATCCTGTCAAAAAGCATATGACTGAAAGCATATTTATAACTGCGATATCATACTGCTGAAAAGCTATGCTAAAAAGAAACAAGCCAACATTAAGACCCGCAAGTATTAACCATAAATTTTTGAAGAACTCTTTCATTTATATTTCTGTTAACTGCCAAAGATTAAGGATAAACTTATCCTACTTAAATCCTCAAGAGCCATTTTCTGTTTCTTCAATTTGATGATCATTATCATCAATGAATGTTTCCTCTAATACCGTTGCAAGCCCTGAGTTCATAGCAACCTTTACAGTCATGTCGATTATGTTTGCTTCGGCAGTTAAGCCTGCCCTGTCAAGCTTATCAGATAGTAGAATCAGTCTTTTCTTTAAATCCATGTTATCCTCGTTCTTTTATAGCTTTATTAATAGCTCTCCAGTCTAATGCATAATGTGGAGTCACCCATATCATATCCTCCATGAGAGCTGGAAGTCCGGCAAACTGCCCTATGCTAACGCCATATAGTATTCCTATAAAATTACCAGAATGATCAAAAACATTTGATCCAGACGAACCCATCCAAGCTGCAGAGTGCATATACAGAACTTCTCCTCGGAAGCCTGCGGCTTTTCCGCGAGTTGTTAATAGCGGAAGGCTGGAAGGATATCCTGAAAAAATTAAGCCTCGATCAATATTTTTTCTAATATCATAAGGAGGAAGCTTCAGCCATAGTGGTCTAGTTTTTGAAAATTCGGTTGTTGAGATAACGGCGAAATCATGCTTTGAATCTGTATAGATTAGACTTCCGAATCTTTCTTCGCCCCATTTGTCCACAAGAACATAGAGGCCTTCTTCCTCTACAACATGGCCTGCAGTAAGCACAATAAACTTATCTTTATAATAATACAGGGAGCCTGAGCCATGCCCTCCAGACGGGGTAAATATTTTTATTGTAGCCCTTCTCGTATTAGCCTCTTCTATATTTAAGGATGCCTTTTCTGCCTTGTAAGTATATTCGGGATTATCCTCTGGAATAAAAGGCCTATTACACCTGCCTATGCCCAAGACGAGAGCTGCCCCGACCACAAAAGAGATAACAGCTATAACTATATTTTTTCTCATTTAATATTCCTTCTTTTATCCCGTAAGTTTCATTGCGAATGCAATGATGGCCATTATAAATTGCACTGCGATAAAGATTCCAGTGGCCTTAATTCTAAAGGCATTTAGGTCATCAACTTTTTTTACAAGCTCTTTCATTTGGGTAGGGGAGCTTACTTCATTGACTTTATTTTTCCACTCTTTTATCTCATCAACCTTTGACTCATTAGACTGAAGCCTTGAAACGCCATCTCTCAGAGCCTGTAGCTCATTCTGCAGGCTTCCTATTCCGCTGCCTAGTGTTTCCAATTCTTTTAGAACTAGCTTGGAGTATTCACTCCAATTATTTTGATTATCATCAGGCATGATAAACCTCCCTATTCATTTAATATAGAAGAAACTTTTTCATCGCCTATAATAGAAGAAACTTGCTTAAGGCTATCCAGCGCACTTTCGATACAATCTTTAGGGCAGGAATCCGCTGCTGACAAGCATCTTATCGCTTTGGCAACCTGTCTTACAACTGGAGCCAAAGAATCTGCATTCTTTCTGATGAGGGCGTCTTCGGCTACAAGTATTTCGTGAAGTTCTTTTATTTTTTTCAAACTACTGTTATCCACTATAAACTCCTTTATGAATTATGTGTACATTATTGTTCATTATAACTGACGAACCTAATTGCATTCGTTGTATCTTGAGTAAGATATTTCGATCTGACTGCCCTCGGAAGGAGGGGTACTGAATATGACAGAATTCGTAGATTCTTCAAAGGTCCAATTATAATCTAAAACGCCATCAATGTATGCTTCAATCGAAGCCTCTACAGGCGTATTGGATAGAGGGAAACTATTCGAAAGTATAGAGCTTCTTGCTAATGCATCCATTTGGATTCCCCAATCAGATGTGCATATTGATAAAAATGTGCCACTTAAATTGTTTACTAGATCATAATAACCATCACCAAATTCTGCTCCGCCATTTGCTGTACATCCATTCGGAAAGTCTCCAGCTACAGCATGTGCAGTGACCATCGACAAAGAGCCCTTTAAAGATAACAGATGATTTGCAGCCTGAGAAGTGGTAACTATCGATCCAGAGTGATCAGGCTCGTCTGAGAGGTATATAACAACGAGCCTTGCGTCTACTCTCAAAAATGAACCGCCTACACCCGCCCACTCTCCTGGCTGTGTTGCTAAGTACGTCTGCAAAATCCCCTGTTCATGGCTCGAACCAGATATTGAAATTATATCAATTATATCATTGACCTCTGCAATTGGGTCTGCAGACAGGTTTGAGACTATAGAATTCAAAGATAGAGTTGAGCTATCAGTTGTAATAAAACCAATCTGGTAGTCAATTCCTGCTCCATAGAATGCGTTGATAAAAGAATTAAAGTTATCTTTAAAATTAATTTGATTTGATTGCATAGAGCAAGAATTATCAATTACAAACATAATATCAACATCAGATGTTCCGTCTTGAGAAAAGGTTTCCGTTACAAATTCCTCATAGACTCCAGATCCTGTCTGCCCGGCTATCGCTTCAGGCCTAGCCAGATCATTAGAGTACACCTTGAGAAATCCATTATCGCTTAAAGTATCCTCTGGGATATAAGATATTGGAACTGCTATGTGATCTCCGGGAGCTATAGTCCACGGAAAGTTTCCGCCTATATTATAAAAGCTTTCAGGATAAAAGTCAGAAGGAACATTCGAAGTATAAAGGATGTTGTCTATAATTAAATCTAGACTCCCAACATTACTTATCATAATGACTTTTTCACTTTCACATCCTACACTTGTTTCTGGAAATTGATATTCCCATGGACTGATATCTATAACGGGAGAGTTTCCTCGGCCTGATATTAGAATCTGGATTAAAGCTTCATCGAAATCATTCGACAAGATATTTATAACATTGTTATTTTCTTCGTATGTAATAGGATTGTAAATTACATAAAAATCAGCACTTTCGTCCGGATATATAATATCTATTTCTGAATCTAATAAAAATGTTCCGTTACTATTGGACAACCTTATATCAAAAACAGAGAGTGGCGCATCGCCTATATTGGATATCGTAAATGTCTCAATAGAATTCTCTCCGACAGATATTTCGTCAAAGAAGTATTCTAGTGGAGTTACTTCTATTTCGGGCTTTGGAACTTCCGGAATTTGATAAATAAAGGTTTCACTGCAGCCCAAAAGGCCAAGTATGGCTGTCATTATGAAGATAATCTTTTGCATATTCCCTCTCAAATATAAATATTTTTGAATCGAGTTCTGCCTTTGCAACGGGATTTATATCATATAAATATATATTTATTAAGTGATTTAATTTTTAATCACTTGCAAACTATTAATTTTGAATCATTTTTAATATTAAATATTCAAGAGAATGATATTAGAGATTTTTTACTAATATTGTGCAAATATCTAGAGGAAGAATAGGATATGCCAGAATCGATAAACAGACTTTTAGCAGATGGAGCACAAACTGCGACTGTAGAATTTGTTAGCACAGGAACAATAGGAGGAGAGTCTGGAGACATCCTAGATACCTCAACTCTCTCAGGCTCATCTGATACTGACTCTGTTCACAATGTTAGAATAAGCAAGATCATAGCGTCTGTGTCTGGAGAAGAGGAAGGTGTAAATCTGATTTGGAGCGGATCAGAAGATGTATTTATGACTCTTGGGCGCGGGGTAAGCACGGTAGAGATAAATTGCGAAGTAACCTCTGGGTTTACAGGAACAATAAGATATGATGCTCCAGGAAACACTCCCTTTACACTAAGGCTTTATCTAGAAAAGCTTACCGGCTTTCCTAAAAGTATGGCAAAGATAAACACACACATCTAGGCATTAAGGACTCCAGTAGTTCCTCCGGGCCTCAGAGATTTTACTGTTGCATGAAAGTGATTGCCTTCATCAAGTATGTTTACCTCAGCAAAGCTCTGTGACTTACGAAGAATTTCTCTAACCTTTTCATCTCGCGGAATAATATCGACAGATTTTCCACTAAGATGCCCTACTTTTGGCCAAGTTCTCTTTATAACTCTAGCTGCCTGCTTCCTCTTTGACTCTTGATCCTTTTTGCTAGCAAAAATTTCAATAATCTCACTTACACTCGGATATCTTCTGTATAGCTTCTTTAGATAATTCGCTGCCCTACGGCTTCCGGCCCCTCTAGCGTTATAGTTCTTTAGCATCACTCTGGCTTGGTCATAAGAGCTTCTGTAAAGAGACGTTATTGTAATCTTTTTACCCTCTTCTTTTGCAAGACTATTTAGAATATGCAGAAACTTAATAGTTTCTTCCTTTACTCCAGTGAGACCGCCTGGGTTTCTGAAGTTTAAAAAGGATAGGTCTTTTCCAAAGCCTTTTTCAACAGACTTAAGGGTTGGAGTCTGATGCTCTACTTCAGGCCCTGCTTTGGAGCCCGCCTCAGGCTGCCTGCTGGCCTTTAGACTTGACTTCTTAAGTTTCATATAAAGAGCGTAATCAACGTTGCCAGTTGCAGGCAGCCCTGCGGCGATTTGAGCCTTTTTTACTGCAGCCTCTGTCTCGCTTCCATAAACACCAGCCGCATAGCCAGCAGAAAGAAACCCTAACGCCTCTAGTTTTCTCTGAAGAAGCTTTACATCCCCAGAGAAACTATGCCCCTTTGAAATTACATTTTTATTGTCCAACAAATAATCATTGAGCTCTTCTGGAGAAGAGCGCTTCTGATGATAGTCAGACAGATAAGAGTAGACGTCCTGAAGAGCCTTATCGATAGCTAGCTGATTTTCTGAATATATATTTGAATCTATTTTTGATAAAATATTTTGGGAATAGGTCTGCTCTGTACTACTTCGTTTCCATTTTGGGGGAAAGATATCTTTCAAAATTCTTCTATAATTCGGAGTGCCTATTATCTTTCTTATCCTAATCGCATTATCTATGGCGGAATCCATAGAGGCGGCTGCGACCTTTATCGTAAGAGACTTATAATTAGTACCAAGTGATTTCTTATTATTATTCGAAGAAAAGTCATACCCCATATCCTTTAATCTCTTTTTAACATATGGGCGCGGCTCCGTGGCCTTGAGAAGACTTTTTCTAGCATTCTCAGAGGGAAGATCCCTTAGGGACGTGACTCCGAGGTCCGCCATCATAGTTCTTAGATACTTCTTTCTTTCGGATTGACTTATTTCTTTTTTAATCTTCTTCCTGCTCATCTAAGTCTTCCTTCCATTGTATAGACCCATCTCTTTACTTTTCCATAAAGCCTATAGTAATTTCGGTCTTGCGTTCTCTCATAACTATCAAGCAAATCTTTTATTTCAAACCGAAGCTTTGCTAGAGTTCTAGCCTGAATTTTCTTGTTTTTCATCGTTGAAACCTTATTCCACTCAGACTCCAGTGAGGCCAAGAAAATTTTGAGATCTCTTTCGGTTTTCAGATCTTTGCTCTTCATGTCTACTATGCTACAATATTTCAGGTTATTAATATAACTTTATATATAGAATAGGGAGGTTTCTTTTTAAATATGCTAGAAGATAATTCTATTAGGATTTTTAGCGGTGAAGAGATTTCATATGCAGATTTCTTGGACAAAGTGAGAGAATTAAAAGACAAGGGATTGAGAGTATATATAGGAACAGACTCTCAGGCTATCAAGGGAAAGATTTCTATAGTAACCTCTATTTGTTTTTACAAGCGCGGCATTACAAAGAATCAGATCTTCTATATAAAAAGAAAACTAGGGGCGAAAAGATATCCGACGCTAAGATCCAGAATGCTCTTGGAAGCTCACTCAAGCCTTGAGGCCGCCCTTGAATTAGATCCTTTGATTGATGAGGTTCTAACAGTTCATCTAGATATAGGAACTGATATTCGTAATAATAAAACTGCTAAATTTAGCAAAGAATTAAAGATAATCTTTGAGGCACAAGGGTTTGGCTGTGAATTAAAGCCAAATAGCTGGGCTAGCAGTTGTGTGGCAGACCGCTATACAAGAAGCTAGATGTTAATCGTATCAACAAAATATCCTATTTCAATTTTGTAAATATTCAAGGCTCCAGTTACGCCCCATTGAGGCAGAAATCTTGCATACATTGTGCTGCTCTCAGAGTTGAGAGAAATGGTCGGTATAGTAAATGATTGCGTGCCTCGGCCAGTTGAAATTCCCGTTTTAGAAACCGACGCCACACTATTATAGCTGGCTCCAAAGCCAGTTGACTCAAATATATCTACACTTATATCTCTTGTGCCAACAGTCGTCGCTTCAAATTCCACATCTAAACGAATTCTATATATCGTTACACCATGAGGAAGCACTTCGCCTAGGTCTAGGACAAAATAGTTCGATTGAGAAGCGAATGGTATTTCTAAATATGGGTCACCCGATCCATCAGTCTTATCGCTTGTTACAACTGTGCTCAATTGAGACTTAAGCTTGGTTCCCAGTAAGTTTATGTGCCTTGTCTTAAGGGGAGAGTATATGAAATCTCCATTTATAACCATATCTCCGTTAGCAATAGTTATATCTCCATCTGTACAATCAATTGGAACATTAGATGTAACCTGAGATGTCGTTATCTCCAGATTAGTCGAAGAGGCCAGAATGTCACCAGAAGATGCCGTAAAACCAATATCTCCGGATACAGATAACAAATTTACATTTCCAGACAAAGACTGCATTGTTGCGGTTGTATTTGCAGTTATGACAACATTTGCTAAATTAGAAGTAAGATTGGCGCTGCCGCTTCCAGATTGAATGACAATTGTATCATCAGATCTTACTGTTAGGTTGTTATTTGCTTCTAAGATTAAATCATTTTCCGTGTTTATAAGATAATCTCCTGCTGCAGCAGGAGATGTTGCTGTGGCAGCGCCAATTCTTACGGTATGTTGGTCTGAATATTTATCAAATGACATTTTTGCTTACCCGCCCAAAGGCTTCCTGCTCATTCTCTTCTTAAGCTTTTTGAATTTTCTTTTATATATGTCCTGCTTAAGCCTGCTTACTTTATCCAAAAGGGTTATTCCGTCTAAATGCTCCATTTCATGCTGAATAACGACAGCCTCTTCATCCGAATAGGCTTCTTCAAGTTCATTTCCAAATGTATCTTGAAACTTAACGGTAATAGTCTTATGCCTTGTAGCTCCAAAACGATACAAGGGAAGAGAGAGGCAACCTTCTTGGGTTGCAACCATTTCTTCTGATGAATCGATAATCTCTGGGTTGACCATCACAATTTCATTGCCTTTAATATTTGCAACAAACATTCTTTTAAGAAGACCAACCTGAACTGCGGCCAGCCCTGCGCCACTTAAGCTGGCCATTGTTATCTGCATAAGTTTGGTAAAATTATCCAAAGCCTCACCAAATTCATGGTCTTCTACTGGGGCGCTTTTTGTTTTCAAGGTAGAATGCGGTCCATAAACAATGTTTAATAACTTAGGAGGCGATATCTGTTCATTGCTCTCAACATTTGTACTTGGTTTATTCATGTTTACTGTTCATCTCCCCTATATTTTATAGATTCATTTATACTGCTAATGATGTCAGAAGTTATTTCTTTACATAAAAATGGAAAAAAGGCGTGAAGCATGCAGCAGGCTCCTGCTAGGAAAAGGTTTAAGCTATAGCTTATAGCATACACCATATGCTTAAAATAAGATTCGTCAATATCTTCAAGATGTTCCTTAAAGAATTTCATTGAGAATTTTCGTTTTTTTTCATTCTATTATCTCCCCCGTATTCACAAGCCCCAATTTTGCAAGTCTTTTCTTTGCAGCTCTACTATTTGTTTTCTCCCAAAAGTTATAAAGCTTTATAACATCATTCTTTATTGAGAGGATATTAATCCCATGTATCGCATCAATGCATATATCATAATTCGCTGATAAATTATCATAAATTTTATTTTTCGAATATATATATGTCTCTTTATATCCTAAAATTCCCATATTTCTATAATATTCAGCCCCTACGCTACGATTAAGGCTTTCTGGGAATAGTCCTGCTCTGACTATGGTTGCGTCTCCTAGTTTTTTGTAAAAATTTATTTTTTGAAAATTATATTTTTTACTTTTTGCAACCAGATATGTCTCTGACAAAGTAGTCAGTTCATCAAAAGGAAGACAGAGCTTCACTGAGAGCAGAAGCTCTAAGATATAATGCCTTATTTCAATAGGAAGAGACAGTTCTTGTTCTTGAATGGAGTTTTCTAGAGATAAGAAAAGAAATTCTTTTAGATTTGAGCCGACAGAGAGCTTCATAACTCAACAGCCCTACTCGTTGACCTCTGGATAGTCGAATTTAGCCTCTTTTCCATTCCAATATCCTATTCGCGCCATAAGCGTTGGTCCACTAATTTCTTTGAAATTATTTTCCAAAAGCTTATTCGAATAAACTGGACTTACACCTTCTGCTGTAGAGACAGTAATATGCGGAATGTTTGCAGCGACAGGAATATGCGTAGATATTGCTACGGCCTGACCTTGCTCATCTTCTCCAAACCCTACAATCGAAAGGCCTACTTCTTCTCCGATAGATAGGGCTAAAACTTCTTCCATTGAAGGCTTAAGCTTAATTGTCATATGGTGCATAAAAGATTTTGAGTGCAAAGGTTTTCTTACGTTTGATTCCCACCAATTTTTCAAATCATTTTGACCTTCATTTGTTAGAAAAGCAGCAATATAAATAGGCTTCCTGTTCTTTTTCGAAGAAACCTTCTCGATCAGACGCTCGATTCTTTCGGCCATTTCTTCTTCAACAGATTCTTTTCTCATGAAATCTTTTACTTCATTAAGTGATTTTATCATTACGGTTTAGCCTCAATGCTTACTAGATTTAGAGTTACTTTGTCTTCAAATTCGAAATAGTTTTCTCTCAAAATCTTGCGGATGCCATTTATATATCTTTTATTGTCATCGTAAAATGTTATACTTGTGATTTTAGGCTGCTTTGCGAGCTCACCTATTACATAGCCTTTGTATTCGCTACCAGACATGCCAGCAGGTCTTGTAAAAACTTTTAGCGGAGCAGGAAGCCCCAGAGAGGCTAATCTGCTTATAACTCCTTCTGACATCCCCTGCGCGGCCTCTCTTGCAGTTAGGACATAAGAGTTCGCAGCGTGCTCTCTATAGATGGGGATAATCTCATCATTTGGAATCGTTCCAAGTGTTTCTGGTATTTTGTAGAAATTCGGATCACCAGTAATTACAACTGCATTAGGATAATACTTTGCTCGCATATCAAAAAGTTTTTGGTTTTTTGATGAAAATAGTTCCTTATAATCATTAATAGAGACCTCGCTTCCATTGCCTGCGGTAAGTACAAATATTGTTTGGTTTTTTTTGCCTAATACAGGGATGTCGACAATCTTCTTTCGCAAAGAAAATGGAAGAAATGCCCTTGCTCTTTCTAGCAAAGACTCGTTAATGGTACCATCTTTATTTTTTCGCACGTAATTTTCTGGAGTTGAATTAATCTTATTTATAAGGCTGATTGCCTTTCCGAATATCATTGGATACTCTTCTGATACACTTACTGCAACATTCTCTTCGCTTAAAGCAACATGGTCTGCCCAATCAGGAGTCCAGAACAAGGTGTCGTCCATATCAAAGACATAAATATCTCCACTGCCCTGCGGAATCATTCTACTTAACTCCTCTTCATAGTTAGTTCCCGAAGTCTTTAAAAGAAGAGTTGAATTTGCGTATTGTTCCTGCTTTATGTTGTATAGATAGCCTGCCAACTTATCCAGCCTTACATCTACAAAGCCGCCTCTTATGGCCGGATTCAAATCTATCTTTTTCATAACTGCGTCCTCTACCTCTTTTCTGAGGGCCTCCGGAGAGAAGGCTACTTCTGGTTTGTTCAGAAGAACCCTCTTTGCCTCCGGTTGATAATAATTTGCATTAAATTCTGCTCTAGATAAGTCTGGACTTAACTCTTTTGCGGAGTTATAAAGCGTCATAAAAAATGACTTATCTTTAATCAAGTTTCCAGGGCTCTTCAGTCCTCGCAAATATTCGTACTGATCAAATTTTGGTAGGCCTTTGATATTTGTTCTAAACATAAACCGCTCTTCTTCCGGTAAAAAAGAAATCTTATCACCAACGGGCAGACCGTAATCCAAGAGGTCAAATAAGAAGTTTAAATCTTTTTTATCATGGATCCAGCTCATAATCGAAGCTCTAAACGCTTCATTTTCATCTAAGAGCTGAACTATTTCCTCAAGGATTAGATTACTCTTCATCTCTTCGAGGGCATCTAGATATCTGTCTTGATTTAAGATGGTATTCTTCAGCAAGTCGGCCAAGACGTTAGGTTCTGCGTTTCTTATGTATTCTGGATTAGATCGGAGAGCTTCTGTTACTCTAGGTGCAACATCGAATCCATATTTAAACTGAAACTTCATTACTCGCATCATTCGAGTAGAGTCATCTTTAAAGGTTTGCTTGGGATCCAATGGCGTATCCAAAACATTATTCTCTAGATCTCTGAGTCCAACTCCAAGAGGATCTATTACGATTTCTTTGCTCGGGCCCTTTTCCTTTAGATCCGAAAACTTCCACAACAAAGTGTTTACAGTAAACTCTCGCCTTAGCGAATCTTCTTCTATTGTAGCTTTCTCTACATGATCAGGCTTAAAGCCTCCCGGCTTATACGTTTCCGTTCTAGCATAAGCAATTTCGATATCCTCGCCTTTAAGATTTACTCCGTCTATAAACCAATCGCCTTTAACATGAACAAGTTCTACTCCAAAGTTATTCGGAGGACTTCTCTCTACACAGCCTTCTTTTGGAGAATTTTTCACGATTAAATCAGCAAGCCACTTTGCATCTCGCCTTTTTCCGTCAACACTCAAATTCACTGCGTCAATAACTATATCTATATCCTTAACAGGCTTATTGATTAAGTAGTTTCTAACTGCTCCTCCGACGACATAAATATGATCCGCGATCTTTACGCTCTTGCCACTTGGCGAAACAAAGCTTCCGAAGTCTTCCGTCAGCTTTGAAAGAAAGCCAAGAAGAGCGTACGCTCTTCTCTCTTCTGAGTTTTCAGATGAAATTTTAAACATGATATTCCTTTGCGATTTATAACAAAATATTAATATCTTTTAAAAATAATTGATTTTGCCAAATCAGCTGCGTCTTGCATTATATCCATCTGGCTGTTAACAGCTCCAGCATCTTGAAAAAAGCCATGCTCAAAAATCATCAAGGTCGCCGGCAAAGCGTCCGGATCTTTTTCATGCGGACCATATTCTGTTGCAATAGAATTATTGCAAAGCTGACAGGGGCTCAAAATCCTAACCTGATTAGGCCTCAGAAAACCGCTTGTGCCATTAAAAGAGAGCCTAATGCGCGACAGACAGACAAGGGCTGCATGGCGATTGCAGACAGATATTCTGGCCATTTTACTATTCTTCCATTTTCGCTAAGGCAACAGTAATTAGCCCTAGCAATAGTGGGGCAGTTTTTCGAGGAACCCTATGAAAAGGGATGACACCAGATTCTATTAGTCTCAGTGTCTTCTGAATCTCTTCTAGCAAAGGCTTGGCTATATTGAGCTTTCCTTGAAGCTTGTCCAGCCTCCCAGAGAGGCCCTGGCTGACAAGGCGTGTTGAGTATGATCCAGAACAACATTTTGACGGATGAATCCAATGCTTAGAACACATTAAGCCGCTTTCATTGAAGTCAAACAAGCGCTCTACCTCATCTCTTAGCAACGCCGGGCACTCTGTTTCCTCGCAAAGGTCAGATAAATTACAGTGAATGCAAACTTGATCATGAAATTCATGATTAAATCTAACTACATCTAAGCCCTCATCGTCACCATTTTCTAGGTCGGAATCATCCAAGGCGGTGCAAGAGCAAGAGCTTACATGTGGAGCGTTAATAGCATTGCAGCGAGAACACTCCCAGGCCATAGGAGGCTTTTCCTTCTTTGGATATGAATTTCGAAGAAATTCCATTAACTGCACATCCAACTTGTTGCCTCTGCAGAGGCAGCTATATTGACGTGGTGGGGGAGTAATTCCATACCATATAGCGAAATCATATATAGGCGCCCCGCATATGTTGCAGGCATCAACGATTACTCTCTCTCCCCCATATAGATCACTCATATCCTCTCCTCTGGGCTTAGCCCTTTTTGATTACTGCCGCCCTAGAGCGAAGCCAATCGATCATTGCATTTATCCCGGCTCCATCTTTCATGGGCTCGGCATCTTTAGCGGCTTCCATCAATGCTTCTGCCTTAATGTCATTTTCACTTCGCTCAAGAAAAGGTGCCCAAGAAGAGGCCGCTAGTGCGCCATTTAAAAGATTGCAGATCCCGTACATACCTTCAGACTCTTTTGGGCCTATCTCTTCTGCTATTTCGTTAATGCGATCGCACAGGTAGGAATGTGAAGCACGAAGATCTTTTAACTCAAGACGCAAACGCCTTACCTCATCTTTTTCAAAGTCATGCCTTGGCCCTCCCATGAGAGTTCCAGTTGGAAACTCTTCTTCCGGCCTATTGCTTTCCAGATATTCTTTCATAAGACTATATTGATCTTTATCGTTCATTTGATAATCCTCCAGTCTGCAAACTGAGATCTTTGACTAGCTCTGGAACTTTGGAGAGAGGAGGGCTCTCGGATATGCCTCTATCATCTTGCGTAAAAATAGCTACGCCAAGATAAGACGATGTTTTCTCAAGAAGGCCTCTGTAATAATCTCTATTTCTGGACTCTTGCCTCGCAGTCTCCATCCATGCGTCCCGCTCTTCTTTTAGAGACTCAACCTTATTTAAAAGAGCAGCAATTATATCAGGACCTTCATCTGCAAGGCGTTCCGCTACCCGCTCCCATTTACTAGAGTTCAGCTCCGATAGCAAATTATAAATTTCATCTATTTCCTTTTGTCCGAATGTCATCTCTCTTCCTTTTTTATGAGGAATTCAGACTTCTTATATATCCAATCAGCTACTTCCGCTGATGGCCATAGGTAGTGATCTGTCTTGAATCTAGAGGCAATTTCTTTCAGCGCTTCTGCACAGGCTCTTGCCGTTTACTCCTTAAGGTTGTCCCCATGCTCCTCTCTTTTTCTATCCAGAAGAAGATTGATCCGCTGCTTAAGAGAGAATCCCATTGGAGTTCCCTCGTCATCTTGATGCTTGCGAGGAACTCCTTCTGCATCAAGAGCTAAATGAGCATCTTCTATTTCGGAACGCTGAGCGTTAAGAATAATCTCTTTCTCATTACGATCGTTCAAAGTCTTCCTAACTTTCGCCCCTATAGGATCTAAGCGAGGATCTCTTCCATATTTTTGCTGATTCTGAGAAAACATAGCCGAAAAAGAGTCTTCGACTTTATTCCAAGCCACACGATTTAGCATTGGATGCTGGCCAGAGACTTCTCCTTCTACAGCCTTTCTTAGTTTTAATATTAACTTTGTAATTTCCTTGTTCATTTATTACCCTCTAGTCTATCGGCTTCGACCTCTAATGCTGTAGCTGCCGTAAACCATGTTGATGCAATATCGCAATACTCAAGGTCGGCACAGCATCCTTTGTCAATCAAAAACTTTTCTTCAGCATAAAAGCTTTTGGCCTGCTTTCTTAGCTCAACAGCTCTTACTTTTTTTAAGTGACCTTCCAGAGAAGTCTCTGTCCCCAAAAGTAGGCCGTCTGCCTTCACTAGATCTTTGGCCAACAGATTTTTATCCAAACCTTCTGCTCCAAGCATGTAAACTTTGCGCAAATGTGCGTCTAGTTTGCGTAGCGAATCTCTAAGGCTAATTATCGTTCCAGACAAAGCCACTACGTCATTTCTGTCCGACATTCGTTATACCTCCTATTGAAACTGTGCTGTGCCATTCCCACGAACAAGTCTCCCATTCTTCTCCGTAAAGGCTTATGCAGCCGGCCTCATAGCCTGCGAGATAGGCTTCTTCTTCATCCTTTGTTATCCACGCTGGAAGAGTCCACTCTACTCTTTTAATAGGGGGCGGAGCCTTTCGACCTCCCCTAATGCAGTTGAAGGGAGCGTTCTCTGCAGCATCTTGTATCGCATCTTCCTTTCCGCGTTTCCACGGAGTTCCGCATATTATGAACCTTGTTTTCCCTCCGTGACCATGAATTGCCAGAACATCACCATAAGAGTCATAAAGGCAAGTAGAGCTAGTGCTAGTTAGCCATCTTAATGCGATCTTCCCATCGCTAAACCTTACGCCTTCTGCAACCTTTCCGATTCCAGAGACTCCAGTTTCGTCCTCATCTCTCCACATCTCTATTTTGTTAAACATTTGCGTTCAACCTCAGATGGCCGCTAAATCCGCAACCAACGCATACAACACATCGTCGCGGAGGATAGCTCATAACGATAGAATCAGGGCTTTTGAAGACTAGTTCTGTTTTGCAATTATCACAAGCAACATTGGACATAATGTTACGAGAAGAAACATGGATTTTTTTCTTTAAAAGTTCTCTATAAATAAGTCTATTCGAGACTCTACCTTCAAGTGGAAGTATAGAGGCAGAGCTTTCTAAAAGCCTTTTTCTTGCAATCATTCTGTCTTCGAGGTTAATTCTCTCTTTTTCTGCCTGCTCCTCATGTACTTTTGTTAATGTTTTCATAAAATTTTTTTAATTTATTGGAACAACTATATTCATTACTTTTCGAGCCCATTCTCTATCAGATTCTTTTTCTTTCTCAGAAAGCTTAAAATAAGGCGTGTCAATCTGCTTCCACCAACGTCTTACCGCATCTATTGCAAAAATAGCGTCCTCATCTTTCTGCCCTTGCTTTATTGCCTCAAGAACAACGCCTTGACCATATGATAAGAGAGGGTCTAGTGTTTTTAACATATATTTAGTCCAATGAGCCCACTGTTTGTGCTCAAACACAGCTAGTTTTTCTAGAAAAACAGACTCATCTCTAAGAGTATTAATGACGTTGTTAGCCTCCCATAGCTACTCAATTATAGAGTCCGTATTAACATGTCCGCTATGTAACCGCTGACGAAATTCTTCCAAAGTTTCCTTTTTCATATTGACATTCCTAAGAGACATATTTTGAGAAATTAGAAGCAGCCTGTCTTGCTTGCTCTTCCGTTTTTATAACAACTTCTCCTGCATTTCGAAATAAAGTTTCATCAGTAAGAACATATTTCTCCTCAAACAAAAGATCACCTATTCCAAACATTAAGCTTGCTCGATGTGACCATCCGGCCCATTTGCCAGCATATTCTCCTATTCCTATCTTGCCTATTGATGCGGAGCTATGAGCAGAGTCAGCCCTAAGGGGAGCATATATTCCAGATCTGGCTAGCCACCTGAAATAATCGCCGTCACTTTCGGGAGCAATAAAGCCTCCATCCGGCCCGAATCCACATAGTCCGAGGCCGCTTCCTCCTCCGATTTGCCTATGCTCATCATCGTCTGGATGCTCTTTGAAGACACATCCTGATCGCTCAAATTTACGCTTCATGGTTGGTGATAATGGTTTGTTTCTTTTCATATTAACCTCATTTTATTTTATTTTCAAAAATTGCGACTATAGCCTCTGCCTCTGAGGGATAATGACGCTCACTAAGCCAAACCCCTCCAATAGTCTTTCTTGCTTGCCACATAATTCCTCCGGGCCCATAATCAATAGATGCAATTATAAGAGAATTATCCTTATAGATAATGCGGGCCAAGGCTATCAAACAACCGATCGTAGCTGCATCGTTTAAGTCTGGCAGCCATCTTTCTTTATCAGGAATTTTATAATCAAATATTCGTTGTGTTACGGGCCCATCTCGTCCCAACATTCCAGGTATCCATTGAAATCGTGAACATGCAAGCAGACGCTTTGACAGCTCTTCGTTGGCCACCTTCTACCACACCAGCTGTGTATCAAGAGCGTTATCTACACACAAATGCCGTGGATCCTTTTCTCCATTAAGAATCTGCTCTTCTAGGAAGGAATTGCCGCACTTCTCATCATTGTATGCTGCATAATGAGAAAGATCAATGGTAAAAACCCCTGTCTCCTCCGTATGACTGGCATGCTCAATTGCAAACTTTCCATGCTCATTATTGTCAAATTCATATCCATTGATATCAAGAGTTGGCTTCTTCCAAGACCCGTCAGACAATGCCTTTCTGCCCCAAAATTGTTCTTGGGCCCTCCAAATAGCGAAGTACACTTCCCCGCAATGGCAATCAAACCTGCAGCCAAGCTGCGGAGCATACTTTCCATATTGCCGAAACTCTATTGGCTTTCCTCGGATATCTGACAATCGAACAGTATATCCACAGCTTTCACAAGATGATGTACATAGATTACGACTCATTTAAGCTCTCCAGCATTTTCACAAGAACGCCCTCTTCGCTATCGGCGGAAAAGCGCTCATCCCATACGGTGCCCGTCCATTCGTGCTCCGATCCATCTGCTCTAGACCTAACATAGACATAAAGCCACGGATCTCCAGAAATTTCTCTAACTATTTCCAATAGGCAGCCTAGCGTTGCCGCATCCCTAAAGTCTGGAATCCAATCACTACCAACCTCAATGGTCCATCCTCCATTGGTCTCTCCATGCCAATATATCTTTTCTGATTGATCACACGCACGGTACCAGTCGCCAGGAACTCCGCCTCTCATTCCTATTTTCCAACGCCAATTGGCGCAAGACAAAGCCCTTTTTGAGAGAGAGACTTCTTCTTCTGTAAGTTCTAGCATAATAAAAATTTAGCTCTCCTCAGACCTTATAGCTGTGTAGGCATGCTGAACCTTAGCCTCTATTTCTTGCTGCAGAGAAGCGTTCAAGGCTTCGGCTCTTTCTGCACGAGTCACAGCATTATGCCATTTAAGAGCCATATTCTGGTAATCTTCACCAGCTTCTTTCCAAATGCCAATTTCTTCTTCTAACTCTCTTCTTATCTTCTTCTCCCAAGCCTTGGCGGCATCGGCAGTGCTATTTAATGGTCCAAATATGCGAGATTTTTCCTCAGAACATTTTAATGCAGTAAGAAGTCGCGAAGGACAGTAATCTACTATTTCTTCTCCCTTCTTTACTTCTTCTCCGTGCTTTTGAAGCGGACAAAATTCGCACTCAAACCATCCCGGATGACTACTCATCTCGTACCACTCATGATTATAATTATTCATTGATTCTCCTTTAAAAGGGTGTTTCTGTTACACGCTTCCAAACTGCTGGACCGGCGCTAATATATATAACTTCTTCATCCTCAACATAGCAGATTACGTTCTCTTTCCATATAAGAGGTAAATCGTAAGCTGACTGACACGAATCTATAAAAGTTAGACTGCCTGTATCCGCATTAAACCAGCTCTTCTTCTCTGAAACTATCTCGCCCTCGTCCTGCATTATGATTCCTTATGCTCCTTTCTCGCAGATTCTTTTGCAAAGATAAGCATCTCTGTGATCTCCTGATAATTCTTAGATCTAGCCATTATGACCAACTGCCTCAATAAAGGAGAGGCATCATCGCTTATCTCTCTAGAGTCATCAGAGAGTAGCCAGACCAGAAGGGACCACTGTCTTGAGGCCATCGCCTTTCCCTGCCTGACCGACCTAACTGCTCTCAGCGCGTCCTCAAGACCTGTAGATAAAGGCTTCTTCTCCGTTATAAGCAAAGGCTCTTTAAAGAGATCGGGAGGGCATGATTGCTGCGTAGAATTTTCATTATTATCTTTTGACATATTGGCTCCTTAGTGTTTCTTGTCTTTAGCTTTCATTTTTAAGCTTAAATTGAATAGCAAGCCCTTGCTCTTTGCGCCGAATTACTCTATGATTCCAGGTCATCTTATCTCCTCAGTATTCATTTGCATATTTTAATTCTCCGCACTTAATAGCCGCCTTCATTCAGGGAGGAAAGACTTGGCTCATCGTTATTAAGCATGATTATCCTATTGTTTATCCGAATTTTTAATTATTTTTCTCATATGAGAGAGCCACTCATCGAGGCCCATAGCCATTTTCATTCTGTTACAGACAATACAGCATGAGCGTACATTATCTACAGAATATGCCTTTGTGTTATCAACTCGATCAACTCCTATTGTCGCTATCTTATCTCCGCAGTAAGAGCAATCCGACTGCCAAAACGAAAAGAATTCTTCATCAGAAAGGTTCCACTCTATTTTCCTACCTCTTGCCGCCTCTTTATAAACGCCCAATCGGCCCTTTTTTGAACTTCTCCTCTTCTGATTTTTTTTATTTATGCAAAATTTGCAATTGATCCGTCTTCCTGATTTTGAACTATGAGATCTATGGTATTCTCCGAGCGGCCTAGTCTTCTTGCAGATCTTGCACTCTCTCATTATCATTGCCAACTGCTCTTCTGTGTATTCGTGCTTCCTTGCAAACATTCTATCTTGAGCATATTTTTTATCACAAGACTTACAATATACGCTTAGCCCAGTTTTATGCTCCTGTGTTTTATAAAAAAACTTGCCCAACTTATTTGAATTACACTTAGGGCATTTGAAATAATTTTGATAAATTATATTATAATCATGCCCGCCGCGCGCTATAATCGCTTCTTTCTTTTTCCTAATATACTCTTTTGATCTCTTCGCCACACATTTTTTACAATCAGCTCTAGGCCTTGTATATGATCCCTTCTTTCCGACTTCTTTTCTTAAAGAAAACTCTGTTAATGGCTTATCTATATTACATTTGCTACATTTTTTAGTCATAATATCTCCGGGTTATATGGTGCAATGGAATGCTTGCACACCATATAGCCCGAATATTACTAGATCTTCATAGTTTGCTTGCATTTTGGAAATTTGGAGCAGCCGGCGAAGAGGCCGTACCTACCCTTCCTCTCAACTACATCTCCCTGTTTGCATTTAGGACACTTTTGTCCAGTCTTCTTGAGAGGAGCTTTTGCAGACTTCTTTACAGGATTTCCATCAGAATCGATAGAAGCAGCATACCTACATGTGGGAAAGGTCTTGCAGCCTAAAAATTCCGTCCCCTTTGCCTTGCTCTTTCTCTTAACCAAGATATTTGAACACTCAGGACACTTATGTCCTGTCTCAACGGCAACAGCCTTAGGCTTTCCGTCTATAGATGCAGTTCCATCACACTTGGGCCAAGTAAGACAAGAAAGGAAAGGTCCTGACTTAGATATCTTCTTTGTCATCTTTGATTTACACTTTGGACATCCCACGTCTACAATGAAAGCCTTCGGAGGCCCAGCTTGATTTGCCGTCTTTAATTGCTCATCTAACTTCTCATTAAAGTCTTTCAGCAAGTCTTTATACGACAACCCACCTGTTGCAATGGTATCTAAATTTGATTCCATTTTTGAAGTAAATTTAGCATCAACTATTTTAGAGAAATTCGCCGTCAAATAATCTGACACCATGATTCCTGTTTCTGTTGCACATAGGGCCTTCTTATTTCTCGTGACATATTTTCTATTAAGAATGGTATCTAAAATAGAGGCGTAAGTACTAGGCCTTCCAACTCCCTCCTTTTCTAGGAGTTTGATGATAGATGCATCAGAAAAGCGCGGCGGCGGCTTGGTAAAATGCTGGCCGGATACAACCTTATCCCACGGCACTTTGTCTCCAACCGCAAGAGATGGAAGAATTACGTCGTCTTTGATCTCTCCATATACTTTTAAAAATCCATCAAACTTGAGCGCGCTACCATTTTTCTTGAAGTTAAAAGCTCGACCCTTTCCTTTGAATTCCATCTTTAAAGCTACTTGGTCAAATTTTGCATTAGCCATTTGAGATGCAGTAAATCTATTGTCGATTAGCCTAAGCAGTTTCTTCTCATCTGTGGAGAGGGCCGAGACAGCCTTGTCATAAGTAGGTCGAATAGCTTCGTGCGCGTCTTGTGCTCCAGATTTTGCCCCATACTTAATAACAGATGGCGAAAGATATTTCTTTCCATGATCTTTCGTAATCTTGGCCCTCAGATCTGTGATCTTCTGAGGATCACTCCTCGTGCTGTCTGTGTTATGTGCATAAAATCCTTCCGCCACATAATGATGTTGGCCTTCGACCGTCAGATCCCATGTATCTTCGTAATGTGAGGTTTTTACTTTTGTTATTTTGTCCCAAATAATATCATCTTCTAATGTTTTAGAGATTACATCTCCGAGATTCTCGTCTATAAGTTTAATGAACTGAATAGGAGTTAGCCCCGATGGTTTGTTATGTTCTTTCTCCTTTCCGAAGTTTATATAGCCCCAGCTTGAATCGTTAACTTGATTACGGTGTAGGCTTCCATATTTTCTATTCCACCTGGAGTCTATCCCTATTTTCACCCTATATTTATCGAGATCGCTTCCACTCCATCCGCTTTTAAAATTTTCACTATAAATAGACTCAATTAATCCTTTCGTATGTGGAATCCTGTCACTCCAATGATATTCGTATTTGCCATCCGTAGTCCCGAGCAGCATTTTCTCAGCCTGATCTCGTTTCGCCTCCGAATGTGGCATTTGAATTTGAGCAAAAAAGTTACGACGAACATATCCAGTAAGTTGAATCAAATACTGCGGATTTCCAGCACTAAAGCCGTTTGTGTCACAGCTAATATGTAATCCGGTTGGGATTCCAATTCTGAGAAGTAACAATTTTAAGTCTCTAGCCATCAAAAGTGAGTCTGTAATGAACTTATCGTAAGAGCCATCGCCCTCCCAATAGCTCTTCAAAAACTGAATAGCACAAGACTTTGGAGCCGTATTCATGATCTGGGGAACACGCTTCTTCTTTGCGTCCACTGGCTCCAGCCCCAGCCAGTTTAAAAAGTTCCAAATTCTTTGAGAATTAGCTTCGAACTTATTTGAGGCATAAAAAGGTTTATAACTTGTTCCAAACAGACTATTAAAGCAATTTGCAAAGTCATCAAGCAGGCTTTTATTGGAATTATAAAAAATAATATTTTTTCCATTCTTGGAAAATGTACCTTCTGATGACAAATACCCAAGAACTCTGGCAAGTTCATTTGTCATAATTTTCGGTATTTTAAAATTATTAACTAGGCTTACATCCAAAAGCTTTTTATCATATTGCTTCAAGTATTCGGGGCCAGATAGCTTATGATGACGCTTTAAATGTGGCGATAAGCTTTTTAGATCATCCCGGCCGCAGATAGCACAAGTAAGAGTGTTAACCTGACTCCTCTCTCGTTCAAATGGGCACTCATAATCAAACAGCTGCTCGTCACTCCATGAGAAATTCTTAGCCAAAGCTACGTGATCTCCCGGCTTCAAGTCTTCCATTTTTACCCACGATGTTGACAAGTCTTCGCCCATTACTAATAGCGGCTCGTTGTGACTCCCCTCCAGCATATATCCATGCTTCGTCTGTAGCGAGTAAATTTCTCTATTTTTATTTTTAACAATATCCGTTACTGGCCTTGGCCCGCGTAACGTGTCGACCATCTCTCCCAGTTTTATATCTTTAATCGGAACCATGCCGGCACTGGTTGAGATTCTGACGTGCCCAGGGAAGCAGCGATGGTAAGTAATCAGGCCGTATCCAAAAAGGCTTTGAGCCACGCTCATAGTCTTCTTCGCCCCCCAGCCTAAGCTGTTGCTTGCAGACTGCTGCATAGTAGATGTTATGAACGGGGGGTAAGGCTTTCGGGTTCTCTGCTTTGCGACATACTCTGTTACAACAAGGTCTGTCTTCTTGGACTTCATCTCATCTGTAACGTCATCGGACTCGACCTTATTTGATGGAACAAAGTTCTTTCCATCTATTCCATAGAAATCTGCACTAAAGCCTGAGGAAGTTTCCGCGTTTATTGTCCAATATTCTTTTGGAACGAAAGCCTTTATCTCCTTTTCCCTGTCTGCAACAAATTTTAAGGCAACAGACTGAACTCTGCCGGCACTCGTTCCGCGCAACCCCTTATTCCACATGACAGGGCTGACCCTGAAGCCCACCAGCCTGTCCGTGATTCGTCTAGCTTGCTGAGCATCATACAGGTTCTGATCTAGCTTCTCAGGATTCTTCATGGCCTTTTTGACGGCCTCTTTGGTAATCGCGTTGAACCTAACACGATGAATCTTAACGCCCCTTTTCGGCAGAAGGGAGGCTATGTGAAACGCAATAGCCTCACCCTCTCTATCGGGGTCAGTAGCAATGTAAATGACCTCATGCTTTTTCGCTTCAGCCTTAATATTCTTTGCAATATCTTTCTTATCAAGATTTACCTTGTAAATCGCCTCAAAGGTATCGAGGTCAACTCCCATGTTCTTTTTCGAAAGATCCATGATATGGCCTACAGAAGCCATCACAGTGTAATTGGGCCCAAGAATTGTCCTCAACTTTGAAATTTTATTGGGGGACTCGATCAAAACTAACGGCATACGCGCTCCTTCGTTAAGAACAACGTACGAACAGAAGAGGATCTGTCAATAAAAACTCAGATCCTCTTCTGTTGGTCCGCTTGCTCTTTTTCGAGAGGCTAAAGCTCTACCTTATCTGCGATGGAGAAAAGCATTTCTTTATCATTTTCTTCCAAGTACGGAAGAGCCTCTCTTATTTTCATGAAAAAAGACTTGTCATTAAAATATTTTGCCAATATATATTCAATAAACAATTTAGATTCGTTATCCTTTGAATAGCTGTAGAAAGCTATTATGTCACCAAAAGTAGGGTCCATCTTAATCCTCCCTGCCCTATTCGGGCGCTGCGTCTATATAGATGGACTTTATTAGCTACTTAAGAGTCTGTGCTGCCAAAGCCTCCATCTGATCGTTCTGTCTCTTCGAGTTCTTCTACGATAAACTTGCAATTATTCCGCTTTCTTAAAATGGCTTGGAAAAGCTTCGGCTTATTCTTGAGAATAAGCCCCGCCAAAGAGTCCATAGTTTGGGGCCTAATTCCAAAGATCTTAACAATTCCATTTGGAAATCGAGAGAATGCCATATCTATATCGGGATGCTTGTGCATTACTCTAGCCGGCACAATAACTTCTCCAGTATAAGTTTCATCAATAATTCCTACTGAGTTAGCCATAGCTAACGGCAACTTCGCTATACTGCTACGAGGCACAACCTCAAAGTAGTAGCCCCCTGGAGGCTGTAGGGAAATTCCTGTTTTAAAAAAGATAACATCACCAACTATCTTATGAATCCCCGTAAACTTCAGGTCATAACCTGTGTCTGTAGAGTGCGCTCTCGAAGGAACTTCTGCTCCGTCTTCTAGTAGTTGTATCTTTACGTTTCTGTTCGCCATTCTTCTTCTCCTGATTCTCTGCGGGTTCCTGCACAAGGTAGGCCTCGCGTTTGCCCTGTCACCTTTTTCTCTATGAATATTTCAGCTACCTTAAGAACAACCTAGTGGAGCCATTATGGAAACAGGCAATAAGTATTTTGTAGAAATTCAATTAGACTGCGTTATTGAGATAACGCAAGAAGACAAGGAGGAACTTATAAAGAAGATAAACAATACTATAGAAGAGTTAATAAAAGATCAAAAGACCATTCACTACTCATCTAATATTAGTTCCATATCTGAAGAGAATCTATTTGCGGCCTATGTTTCTGCTCCGCACACAGGGGCCGAAGGCTGCTAAGGCTGCTACTTCTTTATAGTTCCGGGAATTGAAATTAGTTTATTAACTTTTTTCTTTCTGATTACTGTTTTCTTTTTATTATTTGATTTTTTTTTCACAGAAGACTTTCTGCTTCTAGAAATCTTCTTTCCGCATCCACAGCCCATATTTACTCCTACTATTGTCTATCTCCCATTTCTTTGGGTGCTTTATTCATAGTAATATTACCGGATGTATTGGGTGCAATATGAAAAAAATATTAAAAACTACATTTATTTTCTCATTTCTATTATTTTTAGCAGTTAATATATTTCTTTTGACTTTCAATATCACTAAGATAAGAGTTAAAGAAAAACCAGCTCACTCTGAGCCAGCAATCGTAAGAATGAAAGCGATGCTCCTCTCTGTAGTAAAAGTTACACATATTGGAAAAGAAGAATTTGATGAGTCAGCTTTTTCGACTTCTGCCACAGGCTTCTCTATAGCTTATGATGTAACTACTGATTCGTCTCTTGTTTTGACCAATGATCACTTTTGCAACGAAATAACTGCAGATTCTACGCTTCATATTGAGGATTATAGCCAAAAACTTATCGATTGGTCTGAAGGGAACAGCGATTTAAGAGTCATGAAAACTAGCCCCGCATTAGATCTGTGCCTCATCCAGGCAAGAGGATTCATCAAGCCTGTAAAGCTGATAGACGATCTTTATTTTCCACAATTATTTGAAAAAGTTTATGTAATTGGCGCTCCAGCAGGAGACTTCCCCATTATACTAGATACCTATATATCGTCTTTTCTCGACAGAGACAGAATAAGTCTATCTTCGCTCTCAACATCTGGAAATAAATTCATTATGATCTCAGAAGAGATTCTTCCCGGACACAGCGGAAGTCCTATCTTCACCTTAGATGGTGAAGTTATCGGAATTTTATTTGGAGCACTGCCACAATACGGAGGCTTTGCCGCATCTGCTAACGATATCAAGCTGTTCTTAGAAAACTAACTATTTCTTCTTCAGCTTTTTTAGCCTACCAGAAGTTTTCTTTGCATATAAAGAAAAGAATGCAGCATCAATTGGCCTTCCATTAAGAATCATCTTTAAAGCCTCGTTAGCAAATCCTGCAGCCCTAATTGCCTCAGAACCCATTCTGTCCTTCTTTCCGCTAGCTCCCTTCTTTGTATATTTGGAGCTTATATCCTCTACTTGCTTTGCAGACACTCCATAGAGCATCATATTCGGCTTAAGTTTATCAATTACTAAATCTAATTTTTTCTTTTCAGCCAAGACAGCTTTCATTTTTTCATTTTTGTTGTTTATACACTCTAACTCACAAGAATCGCAACTCTCAGTAAGGCCCATATTCCATAAATCACAGGCAAAAAACTGCCTTACCTCTTTAGGCTCTTTCTTCAAGCTCTCTTTGCAGCCAAAAAAGACTCCTCCGTCTACAATGGACGCTTTTTTATTACAGTGATTGCTATCCTGTATTTGTCTTGACATTTTGCAAGTACTTTTGCAATTAATAATCTGTAACTTCTTATTCATAACTAAACAGATTTTTTATGATTATCCCATGGAGGTCCATTTAGTCCATAGGAATGCGGATCGCCAGCATCTCCTTTGTAAATAAGCTTCCAGTTAGGCCCTATAAAGCCACTTCCTGCTAGGTCTTTGTTCAGATAATAAGCAGACCTTCCTACCTCGGGAGCGATTAAGTTTCCCCGTACTATTTCGAGAGCTTTTTCCCATCGAGCCTGTGTTGCTGGCAAGGTTCCAAGCTTCCACTTATTCACCTCTTTTGCAACGCGCTCTGAGTCTACACCTTTGTTCCAATACGAAAATTGTCTCGGACTCAAAACGACCTCTCTATGAGACTTTCCGCTGTAATTACTTCTGTTGACAATTACAGTATAAACCCTCTTCATAAGATCTATGCTGTACATAGATCCCCCTTCTCCCATTAGAGTTGCGGCGACTATTTCGTCATCAGAAACTTCATATTCTGCGCCTTGAAGCGAAGGCTTTTCTTCTGAAAATCCAACTTGATCAGGAATTATTAATTTTTGGCCAATGCCAATTTTGTCAGCCGACTCTAGATCATTTGCTTGAATAATTCCCTCTACAGTTACCTTATACTTTTCAGCTATTGCCCCTAGAACCTCTCCCGAAGAAACAACGTGAGAGCGCAAATGTCGACCTTTCAAATCAGACAAAACTCTATCTATGCTGTCTGCCTCTTTATAAAGACCTCTTTTGTCCAAACTATTCGCAAGTAAAACCAATGGCTTAATCATCATTCCTCCACGCTTTATAGGTCAATAATAATAACTCCACGATCACTTTTCTTCTCTTCTTTTTTAAGCTCTTCCTTAGGAGTCTTATATTTGGGAAGAGGAATCTGAACGCGTGGTCTTTTTTTCTTTCTTTTTCTCTTCTTATTCAGCTTATCATAAATGAAGTCATAGACCTTCATAAGATTAGAGGATTTTTGCAGCATGCGCAGCTAGCGGGCTTCGTTCTCCCTTGAGCAAGGTTATATGAGAAGATAGATGAAAGTCTTTAAACTTCTCGACAACAGCTCCTAGGCCGCAGGTTGCCGCGTCCAAATGCGGCGCGTCTATCTGCTCAACATCTCCTAGCATGATTAGTTTTGAATTTTCGCCCATCCTTGTAATCACTGCCTTGGCTTCAGCATAGCTTATATTTTGAGACTCATCAAGAATAAAAATAGTGTTCGGAAGACTTCTTCCTCGAATATAAGCGAGAGCCTCTATCTCTAGCTGGCCTGTCTCTAGCAGCATATCGAAATATACTTGTCCATTTTTAAAAATAATTTTGAAATTATCAATAATAGGCTGAATCCATGGAGCCAGCTTCTCCTCTTTGTCTCCTGGCAGAAACCCCATCTCAGAACTAAGAGATTGAACTGGTCGTGAGATTATGATTTTATCATAAATCCCACTTGTAAGCATATGGGCTGCTGCAGCAGAAGAGAGGATAGTCTTTCCAGAGCCACTAATTCCTGTTAGAGTGACCATATGTATGTTAGGGTTAAGCAAAGATTCTAGTGCAAAAGTCTGCTCTTTGTTTCTTGGGCGAATACCGTTTACAGATGGAGTACCTTTCGAATGCGCTAGGGGCTTAATTAGGCCGTCTTTATGTAGACCAAGTGCGCTTTGAGCCCCTCCTTTCAATACTACAAATTCATTAGGATATAAGTCTTCTTCCACATACTCAAGCTCTTTTTTGTCATAAAAGCCTTGAATCTCCTCTGGGCTAAAATGCTTTACCGCTACGCCAGTATATGCACCTTTTCTGTTTACGACTGCCTTTTCCTTTTCGTAATTTTCAGAGGAAATCCCAAGGGAATCGCACTTCACCCTTACGTTGATATCTCTAGAGATAAGAGTAACATCCTCAAGCTTCTTAGACAAACTTAGCGCGACTGCTATAATCTTATTATCATTAGATTCGGACATTGAGGATGGGAGCTTTGTATATTCAGACTCAACATGTACGAAAATAGTCTCTCCATTTTCTAGCGTCACCCCGTCCTTTAGTGAGCCAAGCCCTCTAAGGCCATCCAAAAATCTATTTATATAACGAGCTGCGTTTCCAACGGCATCATGTCTTGACTTTAGATTGTCTATCTCCTCCAAGACTTCCATGGGAATAATCACATTTTGATTGGGAAATCCATGAATCGAATCTTCATGATAAACTAAAACTGACGTATCTAATATGAAATTTTTCTTATTGTGCTTCAAGGTATCTCCGCTGAACTAATGTCCATATCATCTTCTTTAATTGACCAATGCTCTATTGTTGCCTCAAAATAAAGAGATTGATCACTTGGATCTTCTTTTATTCTGTATTCGGGCCCTGCCCACTCCCCTATCGTCTCTCCTTCATATCTAACCTCCAAGGCCTCTATTCCTTTATACTCTATAAGCTCGACGTTATTCTCCAACATATAATCAATTGCCTGATCTCTCGGCATTTTAAGCATCTCATATCCATCTAGGCCTATATATAAGAAGAGATCGCACAACCATTGCTGTCGTACTTCTTTTACGTCATTTGAGAAATTTACACGGTCGGTTAGGATTTTTGTAATCATCTATATTAGACTATAGTTGAGGCGCCTTCCTGCTCTGCGTCTTGTTCTGCTTCGGAATTTTCTTCGAGCGTATCTACATGTGAATCTTCCGAAAGACCCCCTTCTCTCTCTTCTTCTGGCATAATCTGATTAGATTGCAAAGAAACATCTTTCATCGAAAGACCATTCCATCTATATCCTATATCAGTATCTTTTCTTTTCTGCATTTCTGAGTTCCAAGAATTTGGCCAATCCAAGTTATGATCGTGTATATAGTCTCCATATCTTTCGGTCGGAAGAAGATATTTATTATAAGCAAGATCCTTCTCTGCGTTGCTAAAGACGTTCCAATTTGCCTCAATCCAAGTGGCTAATCTTCTAACGTCATTCGTAGAAGATTTTTTTAGACGCTCTATGATTGGCTTTGCCAGCTCTCCTGAGAAAAAATTCTTTGATATGCCTTTGGCTTCAACTCCAGCTTTCGCAAGCCTCTGTGCCAAATAGTCCTCAAAGGCTCTTCCTATTAAATGAAAGTTTTCGTCAAAGACCTTAATGAACTTTTCTATAAGTAAAATTTCATCATTCGTATGAGAAGTTTGTAGGGAAAATGAAAGCTCTACATAGACGGCCGTATCTGCTAAGAAAAGATTAGCCGTAAGAATTCTGTCTACATCCAAAAGCGCCCCCAAACTAGGAGAGGCTTCAGGTTCAGGGAGAAAGTCGAAACGAAGCTGCAATTTGTCCTGATTCTCTTGGGCCGCAAGCTTATCTAGCGTGCTTCCAATAATCTTGGAAACATTATTCAGTCGAAAACTTTTTACCCAAGTAGAAATAACTTCTGCATCAAATATTTTTGCAAAGTCTTTAGGCTCAAAGGGTACTGGACTATTCTTAATGGCATATGGAATTTGTAACTTAAAAAGCGTCGCTTTCGGCTTCATATTTACTTTTATTTCCGACTCGTCCTCTTCTACATCAAGCATTACAAAGTTCTCAAACTCCATATCTTCAAGTCGGATTATTGCTCGATCAAATTCAAGCCCCTCTATATATTCTGCCGCAACTAGTTTCCTTCTAACTGACTCAACATATTCTAAATACTTCGAATCAATACTATCTCTTATATATTCGAAATACTCCTCTACATCATCTGGATTATAACAGCTATCACAAGAAAACTCAATGGAGATATCTATAGACTTAGTTTTCTCATTTAACTCTACTGAAACAACTTCCCCACCTTCCGGATGGTCAAACAATTTTTCAAAATCATAATCGTAACTAACCGGGATATCTCTTATAAGCGGATTATTTGTTTTAGCAAACCTATTCTCAATAGATATTTCTTCCCATCCGTAAAGAGGAAGGCTATAGCTCAAATAAGCGTGTGCATATAAGTATGGATTCCCTTCTCCATCATCATCAACCTCTGATGAAAAAGAGACATGTTCGAGAGTAGCCTCGGCATCTTCCAATATTTCTTCAATTTCAGCAACCCACATTTCATACGTGCTTTCTTCGTTAGAAGATATAGTTGTTACATTTCCACGATAATCTGCATAATCGCATCCCTCTTCGAAGAATGAGTTCAATATGTCTCCATCATACGTATCTCTATACGATCCTCCGTGCATTTGCAAATTACCTTGATTGGGCAAGGATATTTCTCCGTTATTTTCGAACAGGTGCTTCTGCTGCTGCCATGCCCAATTTCTAACTAAATCTATAAAACCAGGAGGGTGTGGTCCATATGTTCTATTTTCTGGAGCGGCAAACTCATAATCTCTAGCTGTATCTACATATTTTCGCAGCCTAACCCTAGACTTGGGAGTTACGCCTAAGACCTCCCTTCCTCTATCTGCGAATATTTCTTGTCCATCCAGATCTCCTATCTGGATGCCCCTCTGCTGCTCGTCTTGCGCCGCCGCATCTTCACTCCAGTGACTTGGGGGATTCAAGGCTTCTTCTAAATCAGAACTCTTAACCAGATAGGCAACTAGGCCATTGCCTCTTGACTCTGAGATTGCACAATTAAAGTAAGATCCATGCTCACTATGGCAGGAGCGTATATTTTCATAGTCACTCATCCTAAGTACGTCAATCGGATCTCTAGATATAATAATCGAATGCTCTGCTTTAAGGTCTCCGTCTTTAAAGACGGACTCAATTTGCTTCCAATTATAGTCCCTTGTATACTCTGTTTGCTTACCCTTCCACCAATCCGCCATTCCAACAGGTGCATTATTTTTCGGATCAGATAAAACCTTAGAAATAGACAAAATCTTTTCTCTTGTAATTTCTTCGCCCTTTCTTGGGCCAGCGGGAATTACTCTTTTTTCTTCTTTAGAAATCTTCAGGTCTGCAACTTCAACTTCTTCTTCATACTCCTCTCCGGTATCAGGTCTGCGCATTTTCTGCTTAACTTTCTTCGTGTTAAACGAACTTCCTCTACCAGCCGGAAGCCATCCAGTCTCCTTTAGAAAAGGGACAAGGCTCAAGAGCTGCCTATCTTCTTTCGTATTAAACGGAATCACCAAACGAAGTTTGCCTTTAAAAAGCTCATCGAAACTTAGTTGCGAATAATCGTCATCTAGCCAGTCTTTCAGGTCTGCTATCTCTGCTCTTGAGACAGCATACTTATATAGCTTATTCAGACTAGAAATAGAGAGAGATTCTCTCTTCAGGCCATTAGTCTTTAGCCATTTATTTAGCGCAATTAACTTTCTCAAAACAAGCTCCCTACGGTTTATGCCCTATAAGTAAGAGATCGAACACGATCCCCCTGAGCAGGCCAGCTCTCCCGAAAGATCTGTATTATCTGTCTCTTCCAAAACGCTCTCTATTCTCACTTCTTTTAGAGAGTGCATCATCTCATTGTAGACTTCTTCCGTACAATCTTCGAATGGGGGCTGAACATACGTATGCTCTGAATGCGGAAGAATAGATAGGCCATTATACACGTCCCTATTTTCCCACATCCAATCTGCAACGGTATCCCATTCATCATTTTTCACAGTAATTGTGGCAGAAACATTATGCGTGTTTTGACCCTTTCGATAGCCGGGATTAACCCAGTCAACTGTCATTCTTTTCACTCTTTCAAGCAGATCAGTCGCCGTTTCACTTCGCGTAATAGCTCCTGCGGGTGCCTTCTGAGGCACTGAAATCACGGCAGTATCATGCGGTCTAAAGAATTCATCTTCGATAAGCTCTGGATGATTATTCTCAAGATAAGAATAGATAGACTCGTTCTTTCCAACGCGAAGCCTTCTTATGTAAAAATCATTATGCCATGCATGAATTCCAGAGGAAGTGCCCAGTGTAAGTGAAGTAGTATTGTGAGAAACGCATCCGTTTGCCATCTGGTAAACAGGCGTATTCTCAACTTCTATATCTACTGTAAATGATTGTGTTACTTCTTTTTTTACTATTTTCATTTTATTATGTCCTTAAGCATCTGCTTTACATTATCCCTATTTGTTTGCCAGTCGCTATCCCAAATGTTTATAATGGCAAATTACCCTACATGCATCCAGTCGTCTTCCTCTGTAATATCGATTGCCTGCTTCCATTCTCCATCGGCCATCATGAATTTGTGATGTGGCGTACACTCTATAGTGGAGCCATCCTCCATTGTAAATCGGATAGACTCTTCGAATCCATTTACGAACAACCTTGTTATGGAATTCATTTCACCATTTTGATTCGGAACTTTTATGTCAGAAGTAACGTCATACCACTCTCTATATTCATCTAGATGGTCACTTAAATCAATTCCGTTCTTTGCGAAGATATCATGCAGACTCATATCTCCCTCTGAAGTTCTAATCACAGAGGATGGAACTTGACAGCCAGCAGGCTTGATACAGGTTGTTCTTGCTGCGGGGTTTATGCCTAGCAGGTTAGCCACTCGAATGTTTTCTTCGCCAACTACTCCTGCGGCATATGTCGCATCTAACTCCAATACTCTTCCGCTTGCAATGCCCGTCAGACTAACTCCTAAGAGAGCATCCTTTTCGGTTGTTCTTTGCCATATTGGCCTCAAATAATGAAAGTCTGTATAGCTGGCTTGGAGGGTTCCGATGAATGACGCAGCTTTGGCTCTAGAGTTAAAGTCCTCTTGGTCGACTAGATCAGAGGCGTTTATTTCAACAAGATTGCAAAACTGAAAAGGCTTTAAGCCAATTTCGCAACATGGATTACAACCCCAGTCCTTGTCATTTGTAAAGTAGAAACCAGGCTCTCCCGCCCCAGAGGCCTTAATCTTCTCCCAGAGAGACATGAAGTATTCCTTCTTAATTCTATGCCTCATTAAGACAACGGAGTTGTTTGCTCTTCCCCGCTGAGGATTTGCCTCAGACCAGTTTCCTGACTTTGAAGATATCATTTCTTCATCATCCGCAGAAAACAGAGCAATCAATGCCGCCCTTCTAATGCCTCCAGCCAAAACAGCATCCGCAATATAACACATCATATCATGGACTTCTATGGGGCTGAGCCTGTCTCCAGTCTCTTTTGAATCGAGGATGCCCTCTAGCCTCACTAAGCACTCCTTTAGCGGCTGAGGGCCCGGAGCTTTGCCTCCAGACGTGACCAGATTTGCGCCCTTAGGACGAATATCGGAGAAATCAAATCGAAGCTTAGATGTCTCTCTGAAATAAGAGTTCACTAAAGCCTTAACGGCATCCGCCCAACCCTCAATAGAGTCTGCGATTAAAAAACGCCTTGTTCTTTTCGGATTAGGCTTCCTGATTTCAGGAAGCTGCTCAACGTGGTGCTTTTGAACAGAGTATCCAATTCCTGTTCCACCAAGAAGAAGGAACATTGTTTCGCTGAAAGCCCGAATGTCGTCAATCGGCAAATACCCGCAATTATAGGCTCTATTTGGCGCAATCTCAATTGGCTTACCTCCAAACTGGAGGACGCGCATCGACGGAAGAACTTTCTTATCATATACGAATTTATACGCCTTTTTAATTTCATCCTTTAAATGGGGGAACTTCTTAATATGCATATTCTCGCTTCTTGCAATAAGCTCTTCCCAGTTCTCTCTCCTGTTCTCAGAATCGAGATATCGTGCGTATTTCATATGCACGGTTATATCAGATAAAATTTTTGACGCCAATTCCATTTTTCTCTCCACTTGCAGGCCATTAGCCCATAATTGTTAAAGGTGGCCCGCCCTAACGATTCTTTAATTGCATAAAAAATAAGCCACCGACTATGGTGGCTATTCGTCTATTATTTAAATTTGTAAAAAATTTTGTTATTAAGAGTATTTGATATCATTTTTATATGCAGAAATGGACTTGGCCAAATATATACAAAAGCATTTTAAATAGAAGATTTCTGCTTCAAAATATAAATAAAATATTCTTTCCTTAAATTTTTCTTTGATTATTAATGTAAATTTTTTTTATTATTCATCGGCAGGGTTATACTGCTCTACGAACGAACCCTTCTTCCAATTTCTTACGATTGAACTCTCCTCGGAAAGCGTAAAGGCGGCAAGCACGTCCTCCCTAGTGGAGAATGACGCAGCACTAATGTGCCTAGTTCCGCAGCCATCCGGAACCTCCAGAGAAGAATCATCTACAACCAGATAGACTTTGGTTCCGATAACTTGCCCATCTCTATTGATAATAATAGCGCCGTCTGCTCCTTCTCGAAATATTGTAGCGATATCCTTTTTAAAGGAATCATCGCATATATTGATATATTTCTGAATAGGATTAATTCCTATCTGCCTCATGCCGGGAATTATATGTTCATTTGCACTATCAAACACTCCAAGAACGACAAGGATGCCCAAGCTCTTTGGCTTGGCCCTATTCTCCTTGGAGATATCGCATAATACTTTAAAGATTTTCTTTTCGGCCTTCAGATATTCCTTCGCAGCATTAAACTGGAAAGAGAAATCAGCAGAAGAAAACTTTCTTTGCGGCTCAGGTGGCATGGAGGTTTGCTCGTCTATCGTCATTATTCCTTCCTGTCTACTTCATTATCCACCAAAACCTAATTCGTCATAGGTGAAGTGGGTTGGGTTTCCTCTCGAATCTACCGTCTCAATATTTACCGGAGCGCCCCAAGCCTCGTAGATGTACTCTAGCGTAGCTTCCAAGTGCTTGTAATCTAAAGTTCCAATATCTCCGCTCTTATGTTGCAACTGCAAGACGCCATCTTCTATAGACGTAATGCAGATTAGGGGGGCCCGATAATGATAAAGGTCTTTAACCAAAGATTCCTTTATTATATCCAGCTCTGTTCCGACGATGTGAATCGCCTCGTCACCCGAGGCCATCTTCATCCCTACATATGTAAACAATTTTAGCTCTTCCGCCAACTCTTTTGTCAGATAATTTCTGATGAAGGAAATGTCGTCTTCATCTTGGACCACCTGAAAAACTTTTTCCCAGCCTCCTATTTCGGACTCGCCAGCCTCCTTCTTTGCATCCCACCTCTTTATAATGTCTCCAAATATTGAAAACCCAAGGAAATAAGGATTGATATTAAGCTTGTTCCCTCCAGGCTGAACAACTTTTTCGTGAACTTTGCAAAAGTTTAGATGCTCAGAATGATTTATGCAGTCTGTTGAAAACATCAATTCGGCATGTGTGAGTGAGTTATGATTTATAAAGCCATTTGAAGAATACCTATGAGTCTTCTCTACAGAGATATCATAAACCACTTCTTTAAGCTCTTCTATTTTAGATATGGAGTCAAAGGAATTCTCTTTGCAAAACCACTTTCTATCAAAAATATAGGTCTTAAGGACCTCCTGCTTTCGTGTTAGGCCAAACCCAATCTGGTCATAAAATCTTTTTGCTGAAATCCCACCTATAGTCAAAGCATATGTCTCGTCCTTTCTTAGATTCCTACTCGATATGATATTATAATTAGTTAAGATTATTTGAAGATTCTTCACCATAGATTTGCTGGATGAAACAAATGTTATTCCACCTTTATGAGCACATCCGTCTGCGTCGAATAAGCCACTGATAAAGGCGGACATTACGCTCTTTGGAGATTCCATTATAGATTTCGGAACATTCTTTCTTCTAGCAGACACGCCTGTCGTGCATCCTATGTAATTTTCTAGAAAATTAGAAACGCCTTCAGAGTAGCAGTTCGCCCTATATCTTCCCTCATCTTTTTTGATCTTTGTCTTTACGCCGAACAGGCTTTTTGCTAAATCTCTAAACTCTTCAGCTTGGACTTTATCGCCTGAGGTCAGACCAAAGCTTCTGTTCGCCCTAGATATATGGCCATCTCCAACCAGAAGTCCTAAGAAGCGGCCTAGTTTTTCGTCCACAATTTTTGGAATAGAAAACTCTCCCATATTTCCTAAATTACTTCTGAAGTCTGGATCTGCCTTTTCTTCCTTATAAATTTTAATAAAAGAATCTATATGATCTGAATTCAAAACATTCTTTCCCCTTAGTCTTCGGCAAATAGTTCCAGACGATACTCCGGCAAGAGCCGCGACGTCAGCTATCGTCTTTTCTCTTCTTTTCTTATTATAAATAATTTCTCTATACTCTTCTGACCAAATTTGGGCTCCAACAGCAAGATCTGCACGATCTCCTAGCGACAAGTCCTGAAGCTCTACCCACTCTCCATTGGAAAGGATTTTATGATTATCTGCACCACATATTTCGTAACCACGCTTTGTAGTTATCTTTATGCAACGCTTTTCCCCCATAGCACTTCTGGCAAGAATAAGTCTATTAGTCTCATTATCATTTACAAACTTTGCATCACCCTTGACAAGATCTTCCATTGGAAGAATTCCTTGCTCAGTAAATACTAGGGAATCTCCCGTAACACAGGCAAGTCCTTCATTCATTGTCTTTGTGAGATACTGAGGATAAAAATAGTATGACTCTTTCCTAATGATATCAAGCACATCGACCTGCCACGGTTCAAGGCTCTTAGAGTAATTAATCAAAAACCATAATATATCGAACTCGGGAGCTGGAGGGAATTTGTTCTCAGGTTTTACCTCCACTTTCGAAAAACCTTTTTCATCTAATAAGTCTGAAAACTCATCAACCTCCCTATCTTTATAGAACTTCGATTCTTTCTCATAGAGCTTTCTGTGAACGCCCTTATGCCAGTCAATATGCCTATCAAGGGCAAATCCTATATCCATAGTTCTCTCGACCGCATCAATTCCGAATCTTTCTATGTATCCCTCTATCCTTTGCGCCCGCTCGGCAGCGTGATAAACCATTTTATTATCGGTTTGCTTGAATAAATAGTTATTTTTAAAAAAATGTGAGTGGCCGAGTACGTGTGCTATCACAAGAGTGTTTATTACATCAGAATTGGTGTCTAAGAGGAAGGCATAAGAGGGGTCGTTATTAAGAATGACCTCATAAACCTTGGAGAACCCCATTTCCCCCTGCATCTTCTGGTATTCATAAGACTGCCCATAGGACCAATGCCTAGCCCTAGTTGGCAGACCATAGCTCATTATTTCAAGCATAGTCTCCTGCGGCACCACCTCATAAATAATTGGATAAAAATCTAGGCCAAGCTCTCGGCCTTCTTTTTCTAGAATCTTAACTCTTTCGCTCAATACCTTGTTCATCTCAGCTCCTTTGTCCATAGCCTTTGGCCTGCGTCATAAATCTTTACCCAGCCAAGCTCTTTCCCAGACTCTGCCTCAGTCTTGCCGTTCCCGTTATTATTAGCAACGCACCTAAGTCTATTATGAACATGATATGTATCAGTCCACTCAAAACCCAGCGTTTCTCGCTCAGCGGAAAACCCTAACTTACTTAAAAAATTACCTGTGCCATATCTGAGATCTACCCAGTAATCTACATGCCGAATATTATCTGAAAATTTTTTCTCTAAAAACTTTAGAAGCTTAGAAAAGCCTCCAGTAACAATGGTATTTAGTTTACAAGACAGTCGCTCAATCTTAAGCCTGGAGGAGTAAATCTTATAGGACATGATCATAATAAGATCATTGCCGGACTTAAGACCAATATGCTTTGCGTCGAGATGACCCTTTAAATGAGTCTTGTCGAGAAAGACTCTTGCGTCACTATTTGAGACCTCTACCAAGTTAAGTTTTCTTGCGAAATGCCTTTTGCTAATCTTTCCAGATTTTGCCATTATAATCGATTTTACAATCTCTAGTTTATTGTCGATCTCATCTTCGCGGAACTGCAGCATATGCAGCCCATGACTCTCGAAATCTTTCCGCATTTTAAAATGATATCTTTTGTCTTTAAACTTTTCGGAATGCCAATAAAGACCATCAACATTGACCGCAATTTTATCTGACAGTTTAAAATCCGGCTTATAATTTAAATCTGGATATCTTTTTTTATCAAACTTTTTATTATGGCGAGGAAGGTTTAGGGCCCTTGATAGAGTCATCTCGATAGAAGTATCATTGCTCCTATATCCCTCTAGATAAACCTCTAGGTCTTCTTTGGATAGCGGAAAGATTCTTCTATTCAACCATTGATTAAATGTATTATATGGAATTTTATTCTTTTCAGCTACGACAAAGGCCGGGACTCCAAAGATTAGTTTGTGAGATCCTTTCTCTCCGGAGACTTCTGATGTCTCTGCCGAGTTGCCTTTCACTCTGCTCGCAAGAGCTCTGCTTTTGACCTCCGCATTGAGCATTGGATTTTTGACGCCATATCTCTTCAGGTTTGTTTCTGCTGCAGACGCCTTAAACTCTTCGCTCTGATAAAAGTGCTCAACACCATAGGCTTCTAAATTAGTCTTTCGAGTCCTGCTCTTTACAGTGTCAGATTGCTGTGGAATTGGTGTCCCATATTTTTTAAGATTAGTCTCTGCAGATTTAACTTTAACCTGCGAGTCTAAGAGTGTAGTTTTTACTCCATATCTCTTCAGATTTGAGGCCTCTACCCGCTCTCTGTATGTAGGGTCTTTCATTGGATGGTCAACCCCATATTTGCTCATAAAGGATTCGCGGATAGCATCTTTTACGCCTTGGTTCTGAAATGGGTTTTTATGTCCAAACTTTTCTAAGTTTGTCTTTGATCGCACCCTTTTCGCCTCTGCAGTAATGTCTTCTTTGCTCTTTGTCAGCTTAAACCTTTTGATGCGCGAAGAAACAATATGCTTCTTTATATTATTTTCTTCTGATATCGTTCTGCAGCTTTTATTGAGCTCTATATATTGACGCTTAAGCCACGCTTTGTCGTCGCAAAGCAGTGGAGGTCTAATTATTCCATTGTCTTTAAGAGCCTTCAATATCGTAGTTGAAGATACATCCATCTTCTTTGCGATTTTAACAGAAGACAGTCGCTCATCGACATAGAGCTTTCGTAAAATGTCAAGATTTATTTCTTTTTTCTTCATTGATTCAGACCGCTAAACCGTGACAATTAAACGCTATATATTTATGTTTTTGCCTTTACAGCCTTACCATCGATATTAAAGAACATTTTAAGCGCATCAAAAACCTGATCTCTAGAGGTAACTCGAATAGAAACAAACCTCGTTCTCTTTACCTCTTTTTCTAAAAGAGTTGATAGCCGATTCTCTTCAGTGCTCCATGTGTATTCGTCATCTGGAATAATTTCACCATAGCCTATAGCCCGAACAAGTGGCAGCATCTTCTCTACATACTCTAAGACCAATTGGTTGTCAACGCCAAAATTATCTCCGTCTGAAAATTCAAAAACGTAGTTATTATATGTCTCAGGAGGATGGTTTGCGACCATATGTTCGTACGCCATCTTAAAGGCAGAGCTACACTTGGTGCCGCCTCCGCTTGTAACGTTAAAGAAGTCCTTCTCCTCTACCTTATGAGCTTTGGTGTCGTGAGCAATAAAAACCAGGGTTATCTTCTTATATCGTCTTTTGAGAAACTGGACCATCCAAAAGTAAAAGCTCTTGGCTATATAACGCTTCTCTTCACTCATAGAGCCGCTTCGATCCATCATAAGATATACCGCAGCATTTGAATGATATTCTGTGTTAGTCTCCCACGACCTATATCTTAAGTCGTTTTCATTAATCCCACCAATTTTGGCGTCACCCTTGGCCGCATTTCGCCTTAGATTTTCGATCAATGTTTTCTTTAGATCTAAATCTGGATATATACCCTTTCTTTCCACAGAGGCTAGCTCTTCCGTCTCTACTTCTATTGCAGAACTTTTATTCGGCTCCATCCAAGGAAGGTTTAGTTCATCCAAAAGAATATCTACAAGCTCGTCTATAGAAACTTCTGCCTCAAAAGCAATCTCTCCCTCTTTGTCTCCTGCCTTATTTCCTGCTTTGGCCTTTTTCTTGCCTTTTTTTATTCGGTATTTATCCCCAGAATTTACGTCAAGCCCCTGACCTGTTCCAGATCTATCCTTAAGCTTTCCATATTTAAACTTATAGCGATCCAAAAAACGAATTGGAACTTTAATCTTTTTATCGCCATCTGATTGAATAATATTATATTCTGTAATCAGATCCTTTCCGTTCTTCCTAATGGCATCGTTGATAAGCTTTTTATGCCTATCGGAGTCTCTCTTTCCTCTTTGCTTAAGCCTCCATATGTCTGACAGGCCTTCGCCTGTACCTGACTTTTTGGACATGTTAGTTCCTGGCCATCAATGAGCTTACGTACCTCAACAGCTTATTCGCGCTCTTAGCGGTGTATCCATGCTTATCGCATAGAGTCTTTATTACAACATTAATTTTCTTTAGCTCGTCCTCATCGGGGTTTCTTGTGCTAACAGTTAGCCTAATTACATCCTGCCTCTCATCGAAGAGCTGCTTCTCCAGAGCCTCACGAAGCTTGACGTGATCCTTGTAGTTGTAATCCTTGCCCCCTGCAGAGGCAGAGCGAAGCATCTTACGGTAGACTTCTTGGCGGAAAGACTTCTTTCCTGTCTCGGAAATACCAACCTTCTCTTCAATTGAGCGCATAAGCCTTTCATTAGGTTCGCTCGGCTCACCCCAATCATCTAGAAGATTAGTGTTATCAAGATATGCTCCTACATGATCCATGTAATTTGAAAGCAGACTCTGAACTTCTTCTTCAAAGTTGACGAAGAATGCCTTTTGAACCTCATTTCTAGCCATCTTGCTATATTCTTCAATAACTGTAGTAAGAATGTTCTCTAGTCTGTCGATTTCTTTTCTATCTAGCTTGGGGTTGCTGCTAAAGCCATCTCGAATTGCCCTAATCACGTCGATTGGAGTGACGCAATCAGATCCTTCTTCTGCTAGCATCGAAGAAATTCTGTTTATAACATATCTCGGAGAAACGCCAGTCATACCTTCCGCATCAAACTCTCGTTTAAGAACAGGAACATCAACCTTGGAGAATCCCTCTACATCTTCTCCATCGTAAAGCTTCATCTTGCTCAAGTTGGTTAGACCTTCATGCTTTGAATCCTTTAGACGAGACAGAACTGCGAACATTGCTGCGCAATGTAGTGTATATGGTGCAATATGAACTCCGTCAAACCGTGCTTGGCCAATTAGCTTCTCGTAAATCCTTATTTCCTCTGAAACAGTTAGGTTGTAAGGAACCTTGACAACAATAATCCTATCATGAAGCGCTTCCATTTCATCCTTTGCCAAGAACCTCATGTACTCGGTCTCATTACTATGTGCAAGCAAGAACTCATCGGCATATATAAATGGGAAGCGGCCAGTCTTGATATTCTTTTCTTGCGCAAGAGTTAAGAGCACATATAGGAACTTCTGATCTACCTTGAGCATCTCAACGAATTCCATAACACCTCGATTTGCTACGTTTAGCTCTCCGTCGAATCGATACGCTCTAGGGTCTGATTCTGAGCCATATTCTCCAATCTTACTAAGATCCATGGAGCCAACTAGCTCTGAAATATCTTGGCTCTTCTTATCTGATGGAACAAAGGTTCCGATTCCAACTCGGGACTGTTCTGAGAAAAAGAATCGCTTAACGGGGAGCTTGAGGAAGTCTCCGCCATAAGTCTCCCTGAGAACGAGATCCATGTATGGACTAAGAACTCCGTCTATCTTAATTCCATACTCCTCTTTGAACCTGGGGCGCAACTCCATTGGAATCGCACACAGGGGATCCTCATACATCGGAGAATCAGTTAGGCAGTAGGTCCTTCCTGCGTCTGTCTTAGAGTAATGCTCAAGACCCTTCTTTAAGAGAACTGCAAGCTGAGACTTTCCGGATGAAGTGGGGCCGTACATAAGAAGGATCCGCCTAGAGACTTCACTTCCGGCTGCCGCTGCCCGAAGATATGACATTATCTCAGAAATAGACTCTTCAATTCCAAATAAGTCTTGCTCAAAAAACTTATACTTAGTAATAAGTCCATCCTCATTTCTTTCGGTTCCAGCAAGCTCAATCATATCGAGAACTCGCTGGTGAGCGCTTCTATGCAGGCTGGGACTCTCTACAATCATCTCCACATACTCGGCCAAAGTACCCTCCCACTCCAAGGCGCTTTCTGCGTTAACGTGGCTGCTCAGAGCCTCCAAAAGACTCTTCTTTTTCTTCCGCGGCATTATTCTTCTCCGTAAATATTTCTGATGGTTTTTGTGTTTCCGCTTTTAATACTCTGAACAATCCTTCTAGAGTCTTCCTTTATCTGCCTCATCGTCTCCTCTCTGTCTTTTTCTATCTTACTAGAAGAGACCCCAAAGGTTCTGGTGAACTCAGATAATTTGTTACAATTCTTGCAAATCATCTTGCCAAAAGCGTCTTCCTGACTTAACTGCGCATATTTTTTTATAGAAATATTAAATACCTCTACAGAGGAGCAGAGGTTACATCTATATTTATAGATAGCCATTAGTTTATTCCGTTATATTAGTAATGTAGATCACTTTGTCTTCCTCAAACTTAAGCTTTCCTGCTAGAGAAAAGTCTCTCAGAATTTTTTTCTTAAACTTATTGTCTGTTATGATAAGGGTTATTTCCATATTTTTCGTTTCATCATCAAACATTATGTTCTTTATATGCCCAACTTTATCCTCTCTCATTTAAGACCCCTGATTGCCTCCATAATGTGCGGATTTTTAATCTGATCAAACAGGAACAAGAGATCATTTTTGTTTCCGTGCTTGATCTTCTTGATCATCGAAAAAGGCATCATTAGAACCGGGGCCTCTACTTGCTCTTTTCCAAAGAAAAAAGGCTCTAAAGATAAAACCGATAATGATCGACTCTTTTTATCGACTTTCCTTATAAGGTATCTTGCGGCCTCTCCATAGCTTATATCTAAGCTAGTCTCAATCACCACGATGTCATCTTTTCTTAATGTTTTCAAGATCTTATTATTAGAGTTCATTTTCCTCGCCAAAGCTCTCTGTCCAATTATCAGGAAGTGCTTCTATGCGGGATCTTGCAAAATCTTTTCGCAGAAGAACCTTTCCCTTTGCTCCATCTCTATTCTTTACTAGATGAATTTCCATGTCTTCTCTAAGATGCTCGTCTTCTCGATTTGCAATGATCATTACGATCGCCGCATTATCTCCAATCATCTTGCTTCGCCCTAAGTCTTCAAGATTTACGTCATCAATTCTTTTTCCTCCAGACTTCTTCTGTGCAGTCTTCCTCTGAGCAGCAGTTACGACTGGCTTATTTTTCTTTCTGCAAAATTCATGCAATTCTTCCGAGACATGGCCTACGTCCAGCCAGTCTTGGCCCTTCTGCCCAACCGTCGGTTTCATTAGCTGCAGGTAATCTATAAATACTGCATCAGGAGTAAATTCGCCAAGCAACGTTTCATATTTTGCTTCAATTTCACCCATCGTAGTTCCGCGAGGCATATCCAATATATAGAATTTTTTATCATAATTCTTTTGGAACTCAAGGCAGCTATCCCATCGAAGCTTCTCTTCGGCAGATAATTGCGCTCGGACAATTCCTCTATGCCTAACCTTGGCGACGTTTGCGTCTACTCGCGCCTCATATTGCTTCTTACTCATCTCAAGAGTAATCATAAGTACGTCTTTCCCGTCATTATGACCAACAATTCCTTCGGATGGAACGTTGCTGCCAAGCCACGCATTAACAGCCATACACTGCATTAACATAGACTTGCCAGATGAGCTCGCTCCAGCTATCACTAACATTTCAGAGTCTTTAACTCCCCATGTATAATCATCTATCTCTTGATAGCCAGAAAGAAAGCCTTTGATCTCATCAGGATTCTCTTTTGTATACAGATAGTTGTCAATCCTCTGGCCTACAGAATCAGTTATATCTCCTTGAGTAAAAACATCGCTCTTATAAAGCCTTTCCGTCTTAGAGATGGTTTTTTTCAGCTCATCATTAAAGTCCTCTAGGCCCTCGTCATTCTCCTCTATTTCTTCGGCCTTCTCTGCAAGCTTTGCGATTAAAAACTTATTATATCTTTGCTTAATCTCATCGAGATAAAAGCCTACCTCATTTCCCTGACACTCCTTGTCTTCGACAAAATCGAGAATGTCCGGATCTTCACCTTCATTAATAAGGATCTTCTTAAGAACTGTATAAGAAGGCGGAATTTTATGTCTCGAATAATAATCGTCAATACTAATAAAGCTAGCCTTATATTTCGAAAGAAAGATAGACCTAAGGAGGTCTGGCTGAACTTCTCTATATACGTCATTCAAATTGGAGGAACCTTGCATCATCCAATTTAAAATTTTGGCATCAAGCATTCTTTCTCCTATGATCTTTTCCGCCTACGACGAAAAATTCTACATGATGACTGCGTAGTGATTTAAATGACTTAGCGTTAAAGCCTCCAAAGATCTTGTCTACATCGCTATCGTTTGTACACAGTATCGTTGGTAGCTGATTTTGAAACCTAGTTCTTAAGACATACTCTATTGAAGTCCCGAATAGTTGCTCTGCTTTTTCTGATGGAAAGATCCAATGTGAACTAAATTCATCAATAACCAAGAAGTCCTTTCCAGTTAATTCTGCATAATATCTTGAAGTATCAATTTCGCGAGATAACATATTTGCTACAACATCTGCCATTGTAGTATAAAGGCCAGAATAGCCTGTGCTCACAGCCCTTTTTAAGATGCAACATGCGGTATACGTTTTTCCGGTTCCAAGATTTCCAGCGAACATAAAAGATTTACCCGAATCATATAGGGAGTCTATATTCTTCATCTTTTCTTTTATTAAGGCTTTAAAGTTCGGATCACCGGCAAAATCCCTGAAAGAAAGCGACCAATATTCCACAGGAATATCCGCAATATAGTATCGGTCAAGCCTTGACGCCTTAGACAAGCACCTAGGGCACCCCTCTCTGGAGCAGCTATCGCATTCCGCCAATACCTTTTCCTTTATTCTGTCCAGCTTATTCTTCGGAATCATCTTCTATTCCGAAAGAGATATTAGAGCTAGAGCCATCCTTTGAATCAGAGATCCCTGCTCCGCCTGGATAAAAGACAGATAAGTCATCATCAGAATCAAATTGAGCCCTAGACTTGCCAAGAAGAGTAGCAGGAATAGACATAGAGGTCTCATCATACATTAGACCATTCATCGGAAAGGGGCCTTCTAAGTCCTCTGGTTGCTCGTCCTTCTTTTGCTGGAATTGAACAGCGGGCCCTGGCTTGGCTGCCCTCTGTCCTTCAGAGACTGCCAAGCATGAGATTTTATCTCTAAAGGCCATAACGAGAGAGCCATTGCTTTCGATAATAAATTTATCGGGGTCTACCTTTTCCACCTTTCCAGAGACTTCCCAACCTCCGTCCATATAGAGGGTCACCTCCATATTTTCTAGAGTTTTCTTTTCCTTCATATTAAACCTAATCCTTTGGCCTTATCTAAAAACATAAGCTCAACAGAACCGTCTTCCAAATGATAGCTTTCCGCATATGTTTTTATCATACCTACATCCTCAGGATGTTCAACCTGATGATGCTCAAATATTGTCGGAGTCTCCAGCTTTGCCCATTTTAGAAGAATCTCGAATTTATTTGTTGACTGCTTTTTCTTTAAGAAAGTAGAGTACATTCTTTCAAATTCATTAATCATGGATGGCAAAAGAAAAAGTTTTGTTCCTGTAACAGAACGATCGCCACGCCTAAACTTATAATCAAAAATCCAATTTATATAGTTATATATCTTGATGTTTGTTTGAGCTCTTATCTCTTTCTTCTTTAACGCAGGAAGTGCAGAATAGCCTTCTGGCGCCAATGTTTTGAATAACTTGGCGAAGTCCCTACTTTCTTTTCCTTTTCCTGGGTCAGATTGCCATCTGACCAGCCTAAACCGAACTCCGTGTACTTTTTCATACTTGTGACAAAAGTACGCCATAAGAGTTATGTGATTCCACGTATCCTTAGGCTTGGAAATCCATTCTGGAATTTTTTGATAAAATTCGTCTTGATCCATAGGGCCCTCCCGATGGATATATCATACGGGAAAAATCAGATAGGACCTATAAATTTACAGATATTTTGTCTTGCAGCTAAGACAGTAGGGCTAAACCCATTTTACTGGGGCACGTTTCGGATAGGTCATTGGAGCCTTATTCTTCTGCCTCTTAATATCAAATCCTGATTCGCTTCTATAAACTTTTATTCTTGCTTCAGAATGATCTCTTAAGTACTTACAGTTATCAAAAAACTCAACAACAATGGCCTTTTTCTTTCCATCCGCTTTTCTAATTACTCGACCAATCCTCTGCAAGGCCCGACCAGAGGACTTTCCTGAGCCGGCAAGAATTAAGGCGTCAAGATCTGGAATGTCAACCCCCTGATCGAAGATCTTGGAGGCTATCATTATGTCGAGCTTGCCGGCCTTCATCTCCTCTATCGACTCCATCCTTAGCTTTGAGGACTTTGTTCCATCTAAAAACTTTATCCGGAAATCATCTTGCAGCTTCTCTAAAAGAATATTTCCGTGACCTACACGAACAACAAGAATGAGCACCTTCTTGCCCTGCCTCACTAACTGCTTTGCTGCTTTTATAATTAGATCATTTCTATCTTCATTTTCTACAACGTAATTCTTATAGACATCATGGTAAGTCTTGCCTACTCCTCTCATCACTGGTACGTCTAAAAAGTAAATCTTTGGCTGAACGAGATATCCCTTTTCGATCAAAAAGGTAGCGCTAACGTCAACTATCCTGGGGCCTGAAACTGCTTCGATCAGAATATCATCGCCAGTATCTCTCCAGGGCGTTCCCGAGAACAAGAACCTATGTCTTGCGGACACGCTAGCCTTATGAAGAAACTGAAGAGTTTCTGATGCTGCATATTGGCATTCATCAAAGATGAAAAGCTGAGCTTCTTGAACTCGCTTCCTAACCATCTCTTTGTTAAGCTTATCTGTATGCTTTTTGGAGTCTCCAGTTGTATCGTTATCTGTTATCTTAATCTTCTTATTAAATGCAGCGGCAGCAGACCAAATAGTCATAATAGTTACCGCCTTTGATGTGTCACATTCTCCACCGCCAACAATTCCGCACTCTATTCCATAAGAGGCCTCAATTGTTTCTTTCATTTGATAAAGAAGTTCGATTCCAATAACGTAAACTACAGTTGGTATATTATATTTTGCGACTAACGAAGCAATTGTAAAGCTTTTTCCAGAATTATGAGTAACGGTAAAGTCTTCCAGCAAATACCTATTATCGGAATCTACTTTGAATCCAAAGTAGTCATCCTCGCCAGCCTCCTCATACTTGAAGCCAGTAACTAATACATTTTTCTTCTGCCTTCTTGGATTTGCAATTTTTCTGGGCAACCTGCAGGGAATAATGTCTAGATCTCCAGAAATCGTTACCCTATAACGCCCTGCAACGTCATTGCTCATACAAATTTTGTCCTGCTTTGTTATGTATGCAGCTAAACCTAGGCTTCTTGATATAAATGCTATGTCATTAACTAATTCTTTAGATTTAGATGCATAATCATAAATCCTTCCATTATAATGGCCGCCTGCGTCTATAAGGCCTGCCAATACTTGAAGTCTATCTTCTCGATTTGAGGTCTTGTATTTATTCGGTATAAACTTACTCCCAGGAGTAGTGCCTGTAGATAAATCAAGATCTCCATTTTCCAGAGATAATCCCAGAAAATATGGCTCTATAGGTAAATCTTTTTTAGGAAATTCTATGCCAACTCTATATAGCTTTCTAATATGCTTTCCATAGGGAGTTAGCTTCTCCCAGTCAGAGAAGCTTATATCCTCTATATTTCCGGCGAACTTATCCCCAGCTTTTCTCTTAGTTCGCTTTAAGGATAGTATATGCTCTTGATTGATAGTAAAGGGCTGCCCTTTTGTGGGTATTATTTTTACCATCCTATCTCTACCGCGACAAAGCTCTAGCACGGCCCTAGGCTTCGAATCAGGGCCCATAACCTGATCTCCGGGGACTATATCTTCTACTTTCTTCGTTGACCCATCATACATAAGAACCTTAGTTCCTTTTGCATGACAGCCTGTGGCCATTTTTATAATTCCGCTTCCAGCTTTATAAGCCTTAACAATCGCCTTATCCTGATAATCTCTGGCTTCAAATTTATCTCCAACCACCAACGGGATCTCAGGTCCATATTTTATCTTTGACCTTAAATCTTTGACTTTATACTCAATCTTATGCTCTTTAAAAAAAGCTTCAGCCATACTCAGAAGCCCGATCGGAAATCTTCCGGCTTTCGTCAGAAGCCTTACTTTCCCATCCCAACCTCCATGAGCGCCGCCGCTTCCATACCCACCTCTGGCCCCTTTCATAAAGGCATAACCGGGATGATCATAACTCATGATCTTATCCAAAGCCTTAACGTCCTTAGAGTCTATGGCTCCTCGGATTTCACAGTCTATATTATTTAATATGAGATCTATCATGTTCGCTACTGAATATAGCCGCGCCTTGCGCTATGGCCATAAAATCAATTAAGATCAAAGATCTTCAATTAGTTCATCAATAAGAAGGCCTGCGCAATCTATCTTTCTCTTGCTCAGATCATAATGGTTGCAGAATCCACGGAAGGTTGCCTTTCGACATTCCTCATGAACCGTTGTGCTCAGGGCTCCAGAGCTATCCTTAGGGTACTCTAATGGGATATCTAGTCCCGAACTGACTGCTGACCAAAGAGCCTTTAGTGCAGCTATCTGCTCTGGATAAAACCATGTGAAATCACCTAATGTTCCTCCATGAACTTGCGCCCCGCTCTTGATGGGTCTTTCTCCAAATCCATTCTTCACATACCAAGACTGGTATTTGGGATAATAAGCGTTGCTTATCTCAACTCCAATAGAGCGCTTGTTTGCCTCTGTGCTTCCTGCGTGCCATGCTCCATGCTGAGTGTCTAAAAGCTGATAGATTGTGCCGTCATTATCGATACAGAAGTGAACAGAGATACCTCTTTTATTTAGAACTTTGGCGCAAGATTCCGAAGACAGACATACATCCCAATGATTTATGAAAAAAGTAGGCTTTCGATCAGGCTTTCCGGAGTAATCATAATAGTTGCCCTTATTAGACCTCAATCCGTTTGGCTGATCCCAGCGAATAACCTTGTTCCATTTTATCGGAATATGCCGACCATTATGAACAATAAAGCTCTCTTCGCTAGAACGCGAAATTTCCATAGGACGATGATTGCTCTCTTCTTCTCGCTCAGTCCAAATCCTTCGATAAGTAGTTGGACCAACGAGACCATCTGCCACTAAGCCTCTGGCTCGCTGCCACTTTCTTACCTTAGAAGTAAGGTCTTCATCAAAATGCTCTGCTCCAAACCAACTCGGCTCCCATCCCAAAGAGTTCGCGCTAGATCTATTGTAAAAAACCTTGTCAATCGCCATGTTAACCCTTCCTTCTTTTATCTATAAGAGAAGGCCTTGATCCTCGCTGTAGGCGGCTGAAGCTTGACTTCTTTTTCTGGATTTTCCTCGTAACTTCTTCGGCAACAGTATTCACCTTGTCATCACCAAGATCAAGAGTCATTGCCGATGCGCGATTTCTCTCTTTCTCTGTGGCTACGGCAGCATGCTCCATGCTTTCTTTCTTCAGGTTTTCAACGCGATCCTTAGGAAGGCCTAACCCGGCAAACCAGCTATAGATCTTGACGCAATCTTCGTCAGAGTCTACCGCATAAACACCCTGATAAACTGATGCTCCATTCGTTTGTTCAGATATCATATGGAAGCAGTAATTAATATTTAGCGCTGGAATCTTTCGAAGAACTTCTTCTGGACCCGTAATGATTACTCCGCCAGCTCGTGTTTGCGAAATATCAAAGCCAGATGCCAACATATTTGAGTTCAAACTCTCAATGACAGCTTCTGCTAAAGCAGTTTCTTCCATATAGTCATCAACTGACATTACCCCGTATATAGAGCAATCTCCACATGAAATAATTCTTCCGAAATCACTTGGATCTAACGAAGTAAATCTTGATGCAGTAGATGTTAGTGAGTTAAAAATATGTAACGGCTCTACAATTGCATTGTTTGAGGCCTCCCAGAAGTCGGCCTGACTGAGATTTGCATAAATCTGCTCAATTCTAGCGTTATCAACAACGATTAAGTTGGAAACCATATTATCCGCAGTTAGCTTGGCCAGCCTAGACAGAGTTTCTATTGAGTTCTTCTTTGATTGCGCATCTTCGGTCGCCTTCGGAAGTACATATATCACGCCAACCGGAAGTCCAGTCTCGTAAAGCATGGGAACTAGGGTATCAACGGAACTGCTGCCTGAGCCGCCGCCGCCCGAGATTGCGAGGTAAGCCATATTGTTTCCGCTAATTACATCCTCAATAAAAGGAGAAATTTGACCAGCGCTTTCTGCAAAAATCTCTCTTCCGAGATCTAGATCCTTACCTGTTCCACCGAGACTACCTTCTAGCAGTAGCTTTTGTCCTGGCGCAACATCAATGAACTCAAGATCTTGTTCAGAAGTATTAATGACGCCGACATCATATCCTTTCTGGTGAAATACCTCTGCGATTCGTGAGCCAGCCTGTCCAACTCCAATTACAGCAAGCTCTATGCTTACTTTTCTCTGATTAACAATATCCACTTCTTCCTCCAAGCTGGGTGTTGTAGAGCTCATTTTGCTTTTTAGCTTAGCCAAAACAGCAGGGTCCATACCATCTGGCTGAGGGCTCGCGTCTTCAGTCTGAGCCTCAAAGGCCTCTAGTAATTGATTATTTTCATGCTCAATTTCTTCTTGGGTCTTTTTCTCTTTCATCTTATGATCCTTATAATATTTCGTTATTTGTTCTTCGATATTCTCGGAGGAAGTCACAGCAAATGGAACGGGACTTTCATTCTTATTATACGATAAAACCTTTGAAAGGTAATTCGCGTGCTTGTTCATCGGGTCTGCATCTACAGTAATAATTTCGCACCCCATAGCCTTGGCTTCATAAAAGCTAAGCCCAAGACCCTCTCTCGTAGAGGGGATTATCAGGCAATGGGATTCATCATATAACTCAGCAACTTTCTCTCTATCTAATACTTCTGGTATTAGTATGATTTTCTTGCATTTATTAACTATATTTGCTTGTTTTTCGTCAAGCCTTCCTGTTACCAACAGCTGATAATCCCCCTTTGTCTTCTCAGAGAATGAAGAAAATGCCTCTAAAACTTGAGTTGTATTTTTCTGAGAAAACCCAGGATTTAAGGCTCCAGGGTGATAAAAAGTCAGTGCTGGAAGCGATGCCTTAGTTGTTTTGGGACGGAACAATTCCCGATCTACGTAATCCCACTCATATCGCTCAGCCGTCTTGTATTTTGAGAAAACCTTTAATGAAGTCTCTGTAAGACAAAGGATTTTATTAAAAATTGAATAAGAATTATTTTCGATAAACTGTTTGCTTGTCCACTCTGGCATTGGAACGTCGCATACGATGACTCCGGCCATCCTTGCCTTACGAACCCACTGAGCTTTTCTCATGAATGTTTCTAACGAAATAATTACATCTATACGATGTGTTTTTATTGCCTTTAGAACCTGGCCTTCTATTGAGTCTCGCGCATTAACCTTTACGATACTCAGTCCGTCTAAAGCTGCCTCATCATAGGGCGTGGGATAAAAGCGGCGAAACATTCCGCGATCATCTTTTTTGTATTTTTCCTTAGCCATAAAGACTACGTTATTATGGCGCTCTAAATGCTTGCCGAGAGATTTTCCAAGATAAAACAGTCCAGATTCAGAAAGATACGTTTTTATAAGAATGTTCTTATTCTTGTAATCAAGACCCATTTGTAATCCTCATTCTCTCTCTGGATTCTCGTCTAATCATCTCTATATTCTTTTCGTGATCTTTCTGAATATCTGCCCTCTGCGTCAATGAGTCATTCCCAGGGGATACCGCATAATAATATAGTATTTCATGAATATATTTTATTTTAGAGATCTCAGACATCCTTATCCAACAAGCGTAATCCTCGGAGATCCAGAACCGCTCATCAAACCCTCCGATTTCTTCGATCAGAGTGCGTCGAAAGGTAGTCGACCCTGACGCTACAAAGTTTTGCGTCATCAAAACATCGCGGTCAATCTTAACCGGCTTCCTATAGAAAGGCCTTAGGAGCCTCTTCCTGTTTACCAGGATCTGATAGTTCCCACAAACAAGACCAACTTCTTGATCCTTAAACTCTTTTACTGAGAGTTTAAGCTTGTCCGGGTGCATCAGGTCATCTGCATCCAGAAGACTGATAAGGTCTCCGCTGGTATTCCTTATCCCTACATTGCGAGCGCCTGCAGGGCCCAAGTTTTCATTATTTCTGATATAATTGAATCCCGCAAATTTATCGACAATTGACTTTACATCTTCGGTCGAATTGTCATCGATCACAGTGACTGTATAATTATTGTATTTTTGACGAGTACAGCTTTTCAGCGCGTCAAGCAGATAGGGGCCAGGGTTGTACGCCGGAATAATAATATCCACAAGCATTATAGCTTGCCTTCTAATAGGGAGAAATATCTTGCCCTTATAACTTCTTTCGAGAGGTGCTCTCTGGCGTAAGAGAGCGCTCCATCGGAGAGAACTGAATACAAAACTTTGTCCTCCATAATTTCGCAGATTGCCTCCGCATAATCTGCGATGGTTTTATTCGTAATAATTCCCGTCTTGTAATTTACGCCATGCAAGTAAATCTTAGGATGTGTTACTGACGGGACTCCAGATGCCCAACTTTCCATAAGCGTTTGGGATTTCGTTTCTGACATCGATGTATTTATATACACCCTGGCCGTTTTGGCCACAGAAATATGTTCCTCGTATTTATACGGAGCGGGATGCCCTAGGAACATGAACTTATATTGAGGCAAAGCATCTCGCAGCCTTAGGCCGAAATCTACGTCCTTAACCTCATGGTTGCAATTGCCCTTCCATAATATGCCACCAGAGCCTCTGTTTTCAGCCGGACTCCATAGATCTAAGTCGGGGCCAACTATAAAGCTTTTTATTTTAGATATTGGAATTGCGTGTTGATGGGACAAAGCATGTTTAAGCTTATCGTTTGTCGTCAGAAAAAGACTTATATCTGAGCCAAAAAGATAGCTCTTCTCTTTCTCGATTTGCACTGTGTCTAGAACATTTGGGCCACAAACTATCTTCTTTCCCAATAAACTTGCAGCATTTATAATTTTTACGAACCTTCTATCAATTCCGCTCCAATGATGAAGAACCTCTGAGGAGCCAATTGATCCTGCCAGCTGCGCGGTGTCATTTATTGAGAAAAAATTTATTCCACCTATCTTCTCCTCAACAGGGAGCACCGTAAAAACGTCTATCTCGACATCTTCTTGTATTGCGGTTAAGAAGTTATAAAAAGACATCCCAGGACCATTTGTAAATGCTCTTGTTGGGCCAAGATTAAACCCTATAAATGTTATTTTCATTAATTTTTGATAACTTTATCCACAACCTCTATTGCCTGATTGCTGTCCGGCCAATATGACTGAACTAAAATTATTGCGAATGAAAGCATTATACAAATTCCAGTTTTTAAATTTATAGGCTGCAATTTAAAAATTGAAGAAAAGATCCAGAATAAAAGAATGCTTATAGAGAAGGACACAACTCTGGCTGTCCAAACTTCTTGATTGTAAAATTCCACCAAATATCTCCAGCCGTAATAAAAAAAGAATGTGGTTGGTAACGACAGAGAAATTATTGTAAAAAGTGGACGATTGTACCACCATTCAGATATGAACTGTAAGTTCACCTGAAACCATGCCAAGGAGTTGGCCATAACCAAGTAGAATATAGCCAATAATAAGTGATTAGTCATTAATCCCGAGCCTTCCTAGCGAACTATTATTATTTAAAAATAGATATGGAAATATTATGCTAAAAGAAAACGTTATTCATCTGGCCGAAACCATGAATATTGCATGGGATTATGATCCTTCTTTTATGTCCATAAGCATGGAAATAACCGGAAAATCTCTATTAAGCGAAATGAGCGAAGATGAACTAAAAACTCTTTATAGTTTTATTGAAAATAATCCGCATCTGTTTGCAAGAGCAAGTATTCTTGGCACAAAAGAGGCAGAGATAAAAGTGCCTGCTTATTTTAAGAGCAACGAAGATTATAATGGTGATTTTTTAGATAAAATAAAAAAGCGCTTAAGATCTCTGAGGGAAACTTCGAAAAATAGATCTACAAAGAAAAGCCTAAGAGCGTTAGAAAGAAAAGTTTAGCAATCGTCCCAAAGGTCCTCATCAATGCTCTCATCGGACCTTCCATAATCATCTTCGATTCTGACTACATCATTTAAAAAACAGGTGCTGACCTCTATTAGCTCAACATTCTCTTCTTTTGCAATAAACCTATGAGTTGTGAATGGAGGGATGTGTATCACATCCCCAGGGCGCAAAACAATCTCTTCTATAGCGGATTTCATAAGCTCAGAGAAATCATTATTTCCGGATGCCTTTCCTACCGTCTGTATATAAAGAGTTCCAGTTTTTACCAAAATTGTCTCTTCCTTTATCTCGTGAAATTGCATAGAAAGCCTTTCTCCGGCATCTATGAAGAGGAGCTTTCCAATATATCCATCAGAAGATGCGCTCTTGCCCCATATAACCTCATAGCCCCAAGGCTTCTCGATTCTCTCTAAATTGTCCAAGCCTTGTCTCCTCGTATTAACTCCTAAAAGAAGGAGTTAATATTAGTAATCATTTATATTGTGTGATTATGAATTTTGCGTCAACTGGAGCAAATCATTCTCATACATTTCTTTCAGAGTTTCCTTCCAAGAAATTTGAGGCTCCCATCCCAGGTCCCTTTTTATCTTTGCAGGGTTTCCAAGTAAAAATGGAACTTCTGATGGTCGCATAAAACGCTCATCTCTCTCGTAAACATCATCTATATCCAAGCCGGCCAAAGAGCAGACATATTCCAACATCTCTCTGATAGTTGCTCCCTCGCCTGTTGCTACAAGATAATCCTCAGGAGCTTCCGCCTGCAGCATCATCCACATAGCTCTACAAAAGTCTTTGGAGTGACCCTCGTCCCTAAAGGCATCTAGATTTCCCATCTTAAGAGTACTCTCAAGGCCAAGTTTAACTTTCGCAACTCCTCTGGTTATCTTTCTGGTTGCGAAGTCATAACCTCTTCGGGGTGAGCAGTGATTGTGCAGAATTCCGTTTACCGCGAACATCCCATACGCCTCTCTGTAGTTGACTGTAGCCCAATATGCAGCCAGCTTAGCCACTCCATAGGGAGATCTGGGGTGAAAAGGAGACTCTTCGGTATACCCTGTTTCTGGGCAGGAGATCCCTCCGAAAAGCTCTGAAGTTCCGGCGAAATATACTCTCGTATAAGGCGAATATTGCCTTATCATTTCTAGCTGACCAATAATGGCCCTGGCATTCACATCAAATGTGGCAAGAGGCTCTCGGAATGATTGACCAACGTGGCTCATTGCCGCAAGGGCATAAAACTCATGCGGCTTATAATCATGAAGAATTCTGGATATTAACGTTGTATCTGTAATGTCGCCTTCAAAAAGTTTAAAGTTTTTGTTGACAAGCAAATCTTTGATGTTAGTATACTCCTTAACAGAAGCATGACGCCTTGCAAGGCCTACAACTCTGTATCCTTTCTCCAGCAGAAACTCTGCTAAATACGATCCATCCTGTCCTGCAACTCCTGTTATGATAGCCGTAGGCCCTAGTGCGTTTTCTCTCATCTTCATCTCCACAGAACCCCGTCTATCTAGGGTGCTCCTAGATTTTACTCCTAGAGAATATCTATTCTACAGAAATAATTTTTGATAAATTCCGCGGCCGGTCAACTTTTCGACCCAATTTCCTTGCCAAGAAATATGCTATATTTTGAGCTGCAACAAGATGAAGCATGGAATTAAGATATTTGTTGGTGACTTCTGGTATTTCAATAAACAAACTAGGAATATCTAAAGGCTGACTGCCAGGAGGGCCTACCACGATTAACAGGCCGCCACGAGAAGCAATTTCGTGTAGATTTGATAGCGCCTTATGCCCAAGCAGCCCAGACTGTATGAACGCGACTGTAGGGACCTCTGGAGAGATTAGAGCTAGAGGCCCATGTTTTAGTTCTGATGCAGAATAGCCTTCCGCATGAATATAGCTAATTTCTTTGATTTTTAGAGCAGCCTCATACGCAATGGTCTCTAGAAGTCCTCTTCCTATACAGATCATGCTTTGAGAGCCCGAGTGCTCTTTCGCTATTTCCTTATAACTTGTAGTTAAGCCGTTAACCTTCTTGATTAGTTTCGGCATTTCCTTTGACTCTAAAATGAAAGACAGATAATCAGAACGTGATAAACCATTCTTGCCTCCCACTGCATAAGCTATCATTAAAAGATTGAAAACCTGATTTGTCAGAGCCTTTGTAGATGCAACGCTTGTCTCTTGTCCAGCTCTAATGTATATCCCTGCGTCTACAAGCCTAGATATCGATGAATTTACAACATTTACTATCCCTAAGGTTGTTGCTCCGCGATCTTTATAGAGTTTTATACACCCAATCGTATCTGCAGTTTCGCCAGATTGAGAGACAGCAATCAAAACAGTCTTTTGAGTTATAATGGGATTGTCGTATTGAAGCTCTCCAGCGCTTAAGGCTCGAGACCTAACTCCCCCTATGTCTTCCATTGCTCTTGCTGCAATTTGGGAGGCATAAAAGGCAGATCCGCAGCCGACGAAAACCACTTCGTCGGCTTCAATAATCTTATCAAGATAGTCTGAGATTCCTGCGATACGAATATCTGGAGGATTCTGGATTACTCTACCATTAATGGCGTTTTTCAGATATATAGGTTGTTCGCTTATTTCCTTTTCCATATATGTGGAGTATTTACCTAAATTGTAAATTTCATCATCACTGATAGAGGTTTCCCATTTAGGCTTTTTGTTTCCGCCTTTAAATGTTTTCAGTTTAACAGAATCAGGGGTGATAATCGCAAAGCGATCATCTTCCAAGGTAATAACTTCTTCTATTCCTTTGGGAAAAGAGTTTGTATCTGAAGATATATAATGAGTGCTGCCTCCTCGTCCAATACAAATTGGAGATCCATGTCTTACTACGAAGATTTTCTCAGGATGATTTTTATGCAAAAAAGCAATAGCATAAGCGCCACGTATGGCTTTCGTCATATTGATGATGGCAGATTGCATGGTTTTGTCTTGAGATAAGAAGTGCTGAATAAGATTCGGAAGAACCTCTGTATCAGTTTTTGTTTTAAAACAAAAACCATTTGATCGAAGGAAGCTCTGAACTTCTGAATAGTTCTCTATAATTCCATTATGAACTAAGGCAATGCTATTGTCATTTGACAAATAAGGATGAGCATTTTCTTTGGTAGGAAGAGAGTGTGTAGCCCACCTGTCATGCCCGATGCCGACTCTGCTTCCGATAGGCCCATCTGGGAGATTTTCTGGATGCCCCTTGGTCTTTTCAATGGTAAAATCTTCATCAAGAATAGCTATTCCAGCAGAGTCATAGCCTCTGTAAGAAAGTCTTTCTAGTCCTTCTTTTATTTCTTCGTAAGCATCGCTGCTTCCGACTGTACCAAAGATTCCGCACATTTAGCTATCAAGGTGCCAGCTTAGGGTCTTTTTTATCCCTTCTTCGAAAGAATGCCTTGCATTGTATCCAAGATACGCCCTTGCTTTCGAAATATCTGCTTGAGAACAGAAGACATCTCCGGCCCGTTTCTCTTTGTAGGTTGGGCTTATGGAACATATTTTTTCACATAATTCATTTACAGTTATTCTTCCGCCACAGCCAACATTGAAAACTTCCCCTCTTAGTGGAGATTCTGCTAACGCAGCCTCTATATTAGCATCGACAACATTCTCTACGTAACAAAAGTCCCGAAACTGTTCTCCACTGCCAAAAATCACGGGAGCTACGCCTTTCTTCTCTGCATCACAAAATGCAGCAATAACTGCGGCATAAGCAGAGTCAGATCTTTGCCTTGGACCAAATACATTGAAGTATCTCAGAGAGGCTGTGTCCATAGCGTATAGCTTTGAAAACATCTCGCAATACTTCTCTCCGGTTAGCTTCTGCAGGGCGTAAGGAGACTTCGGGTTGGCAGGAAGGGCCTCTTTCGTAGGAAGGTCTGTAGAGCCTCCATATATTGAGGAAGAAGAGGAGAAAATAAACCTCTTTACTCCAGCATTTTTTGCAGCCTCTAAGAGATTTACTGTTCCATTAATATTATTGAGGTCAGAAAATGTTGGATTTTCCACAGAGGGTGTAACGCCGGGCTTCGCAGCCAAATGAAATACATACTCTGGTTTAAAATTTTCAAAAATAGTTGAAATATCAGAACTTCCAATGTCAATTTCTTCTGATCTAAAGTTACGGTCAGTCAAGTGAAGCTTTCGGGTTGACTCAAGCCCGCTTGACATATTATCAATACCCAATACCTCTATCCCAAGCCGAAGAAGCCTGTCTGTAAGGTGGCCTCCAATAAACCCGGCAGATCCTGTTACTACCACTTTGCTCATTTTAGATTAAACTCCCTCATCTTATTTCGCTCTTTTATGCAGGCGTCAAGGACATCGCCGGGTGTTCCGATTGTCTTCATCATATGGCTTAAAGCATTTGTATCTTTAACGAAGCATAGCCCTCCATAGGAAGGCTTTCCATCTGGGCCTGGAATGGTTGTATGCATTGGATTGATCCAATCGTTTTTAAACATCATTTCTTTAACATTTTCAAAATCTATCCCAACTTTTTGCGACAAATAATAAAACTCATTAAAAATTTGGACTTTCATTGCATAAAAATTATTGCAGAAAAGCTTCATGGCCTCAGACTCTTCTGACTTACAGATAGAGATTTCTGCATCTGGATATAACTTTTCATAAAGTTTATTCAGACTGTCAAATAGTTCGATGCCGTTCTTCCTTGTTTTATTGGTAATTCCAAGTACAATATGCTTTTGGCTGTCAAAATCTTCAAAAGCAGTTCTTGCAGTCAAAAACTCAGGATTATGAGAAAGTAGAAGATTGTCATGTTGAGAGTTGAGCCGCTCAGTAGTTCCCGGCTCAATTGTGCTCTTTATAACTATAAGGCCCTTGTAATTTCTTTGAGATAAAAGCTTTAAATTTTCAGTCAATGCGCTTAAGTCAAATCCATATCCGTCTACATAGGGAGTTGGAAGGCACATAAATAAGATATCTGAGGACAGGACATCTTCTATAGAGCCTAATTTTTGATATTTATCGTAAATAGAAGTATCAGATCCTCTCTTTCTAAAAGATCTATGCAATGCGCTTCCTACGAATCCGTTTCCTATTTGTGCGATGACCATACTACTCTTCCTAATATTTATAGATTCCAACTCCAAAAGATACATCTCTAGCTATACATAAAGATGTATAGGCGTCATCTACTCCAAATCCATTATTATTTAAAATATTTCTATAAGCAACTGTGTGCAGATCCGTGAATCCGTTACTGAATTCAACCTCTTTTTTATCTACCGTTAGACTTCTAAATGATGACCTTCCGGAGTCCCAGTGCCCGCTTGGCAACTCTGATCGATCAACGCTCAAGAACCATTTGACCCTTGCATTTTTTAATGTCAAAACTCCGCTGATTGATGACGAATCCTTTCTTAAAACTTCATTTGAAATTGGATCTCCAAAAATCCATATAAGCATATCAAAAAAATGTATGCCTATATTTGCGGCAAGACCTCCAGACTTATTTTCATCGCCTTTCCAAGAATGGTTATACCAAGAGCCCCTTGACGTGATGTATCTTAAGTCGACTTCTACACGATTAGAAATATTTCCATATAGCTTCTTTAACGCAATAATTTTATCGTGATACCTCAGCTGCAAAACGGTATATATCTTCTTTCCAGTACTATCTTCTAATTGCTTCAAATACTTAATGTTATCAGGGCTTAAGATCAAGGGCTTTTCGCATATGGCATGAGCCTCATTTCTTAGGGCCATTCTGATGTGAGCATCATGCAAATAATTTGGAGAGCATATACTGAAGTAGTCAATCTTATTATTTGTCTTTAACGACTTATAAACATGTCGATCGAATCGTTCTATTTCTGTAAAAAATGCTGAATCAGGAAAATATGAGTCGATGATCCCTACTGAATCGTTCGGATCAACTGCCGCAATTAGATCTCCATTATTTTCTTTGATTGCGCGCATATGCCTGGGGGCTATATAGCCTGCTGCGCCGATTAAGGCAAATTTTTTATTCATAACAATTAATGTTTAAAAAATAGTAATTATCTTATGCTTTTTGCAGGATTACCAACAACAATATCACCCTCCGGCACATCCTTTGTAACAACTGCTCCAGCACCTATTTTGCAATTTTTCCCTAGAATTAAATTTGGCAAGATTGTCGCATTTGCCCCAATTGAAACTCCAGACTCAACCACTGTAGGCGGAAGGCCTCTCCAAGCGCCATTTGAAGGTGCATTTTTATCATTAGTGAATACAACATGCGGTCCAATAAAAACATTATCCTTTACAATAACATTTTCTGGAATAAAGGCAGAGCATCCAATTGAACATCTTTCTCCAATAGTAACGTCCCTCCCTATCTCTGCAAAGGCTCCTACCTTTGAATGTTCTCCAATTACTGCCGTCTCATAGATATTCGCAGTTTTGTGAATCAAACTCATAATCCTCCTTTATTCTGATTTATTGATGGAAAGCTAACGTCCGGGACTTTTTCTCCAAGAAAAGCGCATAATAAAGCCCAACACTCATTTGATGTTCCGTCTATTACGTTTAGAATAAGCAAATTATCTTCGGCAGAATTTTTTGAAAAAAGAGAGATGCATTCTTTTTTATATTCTGTAATTTCTTTTTCTATTTTTGCATCGAATGAGCCTACAGAGTCTCTCCACTCTTTTTGCTTTCGGTCTGTCAATATGAACTTAGACTCAGTATTGCAACTGACAATTTCTTCTAGAATTGAGTAATAAGAATTGTCCACAATGTAAGACTTATGGCCACCTGCGCTACTTTTCCGCTCTATATCATTGACCTTACAGAAGTGTGTGCCCGAATAGCCGAGGATCTCGAGGGCCGCCGACAAACTTGTGGTTCCAGTCCTTGGCATTCCAATTCCAATAACATTGACGTTGACTTGATGCCTATTTTTCATTGTAAAACTCAATTATGCTATCAGCTACATATGCCCTCTCATCTATTTGAAGACCCGGATAAATTGGAATGGAGAGAACTTCTTTGCAAGCAAGAGCTGTATTTGGCAGTTCTCTTTCATCGTTGAAAATGACAGATTTATGAACTGGACTCGGATAGTAAACGGCAGCTCCAATATTTTTAGATCGCAGAGATCTAAGCAGTCCATTTCTATTTCCTGTTTTTATTGTATACTGATTCCATGCGTGGTCACTGGCAATAGGAGGCAAAGATAAGCCTTTAATCCCCTTTAGTTTTTCGTTGTAATAGTTTGCGTTTTCTTTTCTTTTGCTTATCCATACATCTGAATTTTCCAAGAGAACATTTAAAAATGCAGCCTGCATTGTATCTAACCTAAAATTTCCGCCGATTAGCGTATATTCATACTTTATGATGCTTCCGTGAGTTCTGATTGCTTTTATTTTTTGAAAAAGATCTTTATCGTCAGTAGTTACCGCTCCTCCATCTCCAAGGCACCCTAAGTTTTTTGCAGGAAAAAAGCTAAAGGCAGAGGCTAGACCTTGATGTGCAGATCTTGATCCAAAAGATTGAGCACAATCTTCAATTAAATAGGCATTATTTGTGTCGCAATGCTTTTTGATATCAGATAAATCTGCATATTCTCCAAATAAGTGTACGAACAGAACTCCTCGTGTTCGCTCAGTCCAAACTTTTTTAATCTCTTCAAGATTTGTAAGATAGGATTCCCTCCCTATGTCTGCGAATATCGGCTTATAGCCAGCCCTCAAAATAGAAGTCGCTGAGGCAACAAATGTAAAAGACGGAACGATTATTTCGCTCCCAGGAGGGAGGTCAAGCGCCATAAATATTGACAATATTGCATCTGTACCGCTAGATACTCCAGCACAATATTTTGACCCAATATTTTTTTTAAAATTTAACTCAAATAATGAAACACTATCTCCCATTATAAAATCAGATTTATTTATGACCGCTTCTGCTGCCTTCAGCAAATCTAACTTGTACGGGCTCAAAACTCTGCTCAGATCAAATAGTGGTACTTTCATATTCGTTTTGCCCACCTAGCTTTGTCTCAAAAACCTTAACCTGTCGCTTTCTTCTTGCCTCATTTACGGCTATATCAATATTGAATGTTTTTGTTTTTGTAGTATATTCCTCATCAAAACATGACAAGTCAGTTTGCTGAAGGTCCTGAATTATAACGATATCGGGTTTATAATTTTGTATATATTTATTTACAAAGGAAAGCTTGTCTTCTATGTAGTAAAGCACTCCGCCAAAATATAATGCGTCAAATTCGCCCTCAATGGGCTCTCCATTCCAGTCATATGTTGAAAAGCGCACCCTTTCATTTTGATGCCACTTTTTCGCATCCTTTATGGCACTGCTGCATAAATCAAATCCGAAATAGTTGTGATCATAGCCCATCCTATCCAATGCCCTGTAGAACATCCCATTCCAACAGCCTATGTCAAGAATATTTTTTGCCTTATGTGAAATAAACTGAGAAGAGATATGTCGATACACCTCCTCGAACTCATCTGAGCACAGGTAGTCATACCATCCTCGCTCGTAAAGTCGATTGAGTCTTTTTGCGTCCAGTGACATTAGAGTCTTTCTCCAAATAATAAGAATTTTTCCTTTCCATTCTTCAAAATTACACGAGATGTATCTTTAACTGAAATTAGCGAATTATATCTTTTTATAAAATCCTCCATACTGTCAAAGCTTCTTACGTGGGATTTTCCTCCAAAGTTTGGAGAGCAAAGCCCGACCAAGGTCCCGCTGTTAAGTTCCGAGATAATTTCTACATCATGCTGAATATGTTCCATGCTAACTCCAATCATAAGATTAGACGCGGCCAATAAATCCTTGTAAGCAGTCAAGTCCTCTGCATCAAATCCATGCACAGATAATAAATTGCTATTTTTTCCAAGATACCCTTCCTGAATCCTTACCTCAACATCTTTTATAACATTTCTGTTAAAATCATTCCAACAATATGAGTCTAACGAATCAAGATCAATGAAATTTGTGGCCATCTGACAGCTCCCAGAGGCAATATCAATAACTCGCAGGCTAGATGGAAGATAGTCCTTCATCAGATTGAACAGCAAGTCATTTCGCTTGGCATAACTTCCTTCGTAATATCGATTAATTGACTTAGGATTGCTAAAAGTCATAACATTTTCGTAATACTCTCGATCCTTGCTCTCTCTGGCAGTCATCTTATGCTCTCCTTGTATTATTCAGAATTTCGTTGCAGTCTGTCATGAGATATGATACTTAGATTTTTAATTATCTTCACACCTCCTGGGTAATTCCTTTCGATCCAGCTTTCACACTTTTCATTGAATTTTAATTCTCTTAAATTTTTAGAAGTCTTTAGACGGCTATAGCTAGTAATGACATCCCAGTGCGACTTAATACCAAGAATATTAGCCTCATCATCGTCGTTGAATACAGAATAAACACCGTTGGCCGCCGTTATCGTCTGATAACAAGCCGTATCTAGCCCCTTATTTCTGTCGGGAGGGAACATTTTCCAATCGATCTTATTAAGGATATCTGCAGATATAATTCTTCCACTTCCGGCAGGTAAATTGTTATTATTTGCATATGTTCTTTTTATTATGCTTAATGGCCTATTATAAATGGCATTGCAAGTATAAAATATATTTTTGCCAACAACATCGGCGTTATTCAAGTTGGGAAGCATTTTTTCGACCCAATTTCGGGTAAGCCATGAATCTGAGCCACATATCATAACTGCGTCTGGAGAAAGCTTTCTTGCGAAGCTAAGGCCTGCCTGCCATTTTTTTCCTAATTTATCATTCGAGAATCGCAAAAAATGGCAGTCTACATTTTTTGCAATAAGAGATCTCTCCGGCTTTGCGCCGACCACAACGACTTCTATCTGATGGGTTTGAGCGTTTAGAAGTCTTATTGTCTCGACGCTAACCTCGAATCTCTTGTGGACGGCTACAACGCAAACAACTTTTGAATTTTTATTAAAAAAACGCATTATTTCCTTTTTTAATTATATTACTAATCTTATTGCCTCGAAAGCCTCTGCATATTGTCGATTGACTTGAGAGCCTCTGCATATTGCTCCTGCAGAAATTATAGAAATAAGATTAGGCATTTTGAATAACTGACTTTTATATTGAGAAATAGCTTCTATTTTTTCAGAGAAAGCTTCGTCGCTTAGCTCCACAAAAACTCCCGGAAGAAACCCTCTATTGTTCGCCATCATCTCATATCCAAGAACAGTACTGTTCTTAAATGCTCGAAATCCTTCTTTATAGATGACTTCATGATCCTGATGGGTGTCAGAGCTACTAGGAGTCAGCACTAAGTCTGGATTGATAAATTTCTTTAGATAAATAATATCGTCTAATATTTCTTGTCTTTTTGACAAAAATCTTCTGACTTTATAGTCAAAGTTTATTCTATTTTTCTTTGGAATACTGAGAATATTTGCAGCAAGAGAGAACTCCATCTCAGTAGAGTTCTCTGGAAATGAGCTTGGAATAGAGTCTTTTGCAAAGCTGAACGAAGCGTGAAACACTTCGTTGCATTTTGAAAACTTAGAAATAAACCCTCCGGCTCCAATCTCTCCATCGTCAGTATGCGGAGAAAGTATCAGTATTTTTTTGCCCTCAAAGAACATCATCATTCCAAAATGAAACCTGATCCATATACCGACAGATACGTTTCCCATAAGGAATCTCGTCTGACATTTTTTCTATTTCAGAATCAGTCAACTCTCCCAATATCTTTTTAACAGAAAAGTATGGCTCGTTAAAGTCTTTGTCATAAATATACGTTGAAGTCCTCGGGTTAACCTCGATTACTTTATCTTCAATAAACTGAATACTATTGTTATATATAAGGCCAAATTCTTTCACTATTTGGGTGCAAGCTTTAGCAATAGATTGATTCCTAACAACCTCCCCCTTTACTATGGTTCCCCATCGAGTATCTTCTCTTATTTTTATGGTAGTTAACAAGGACCTCTCCCCATTGCCAAGGACCATCGCATCATAATGCTTCCCATCTAAAAATTCCATTATCAATAAATCTGGAAATTTTTCATTTTTAAAAATAGATACAAACTCTTCCATGGACATATATAGAGAATTGGGCTTATAGTTTAGGAGCAAATCTCGCCTATTTACTGAATCGATTAATATGCGAAATCCACGAGACCCCTTAGACACAGGAGGCTTGAAGCAAACTTTTTTGTCAGGAAAGCCCAGTAACTTTGCACAGGAAATAAATTCATCTAGATTGCTCGGAAAGTAATATCTAGGAACCTGGACATCTGTTCGAGAAATTAAAGTTTCGTACAAAGTGTGCTTATTGCCCGAGGAGAGAATCGCTTCATAATTATTTATTATGATTTTAGCACCACTTTTGCTAGAAATATACTTTTTATTTCTAGCAACAATTGGCACTTCGGCGTCAGATACTGGAAAGAAAACATCTATTTTTTCTTTTATCAAAATGTCTATAATAGATTGAATGTATAGCTTTTCATCACAAGCTGGCGGGATAGGGTAAAAGGCATCGGCTAAGAATCTCCCTCCTGCTTCATTATTCATGTCTACCGCAACAACAGATACCTCTCTTTCTGAGACTCCTCTTAGCTTTCGAACCAATGTAGTTGTTCCAGGCGATCCGGACGATGTCACCAAAATTCTTATTGGTCTCATCTTATTTCCTACGAGAGGTCGTGTGATCAAGCCTCGTATCTGTATAGCCTCCGGTTCCTCCTGCTACGTAGCTTATGTCAACAGGGTCGGTAAGCTCTCTGGCCCGGGATAAAGAAGATACTGTTTTTAAAAATTCATTAAGACTGTCCATTGGAAAGCTAATCTCTGCCCCATTTAGTGCCAAAATAGTACTTGGGGAAGTTGCCATAGTATTATGCCTAAGGTAGGAGGTTGTAGATCGTAGTCCAAACAGATTATCCCGCGAAGAGCCAACCTCTTTAAACACAAGTGATGTAAATACTGTATTCATCCATTCAAAATTGTTTCTTCTTATAAATCTTGTTCTTTCTGTAAAAGACTGATACTGATCTACTAGGTTATCGACTTTGTCGTCACTAACTCCAACTACAATAAGCCCCTTCATCTCCTTTAAGCTCTCTCTAACTACTTCAACAGAGTCTCTTCCATTGTCAATTATGCAAGAATAATCAGTCTTTCCGAGTGAAGTTTTTCCTTTGGAGCCGATATTAACCATAGGAGGGTATGGGCAAATATTACATCCTAAGCATTTTTCAACCTTGTGATCAATAAGGTTTACTATTTCAAATTTTACAGAGGATGATTCAAGTCTAGATAGGGCATCTTCTGTCTTTTTCTGTATATCTTTATTTGCGTTATCTGCCATAATGATAACACCAATCTTTGCCAATGGAGCCTTCACGTCAGAAAGCCCCCTTGATAGCCTTAATATATTTGCAACTTGAGCGCTGCGACGGCCTGTGCCTATAGTTGTTTCTATTCCGTAATCATCATCAAGAATATCTCCGCGATCGCCGCCGACGCAAGTTCCTCCATACTGAGAGGTTTTTGGCCCATTACCAAGCCCTAATCCTCCCATAGATATCGCATCATATAGGGCATAAACATTTGCAGTTTCCTGGCCTCCATTTCTTTTTGCTCCGATACTTATTGTGGAAAAAGCTTTACCTTTAATCAAATCCCGATCATGTAAAAGCTTTAGGAAATGATCTGCGATAGAAGATCTGTCTCCAAAGTATACGGGTGATGCTAAGATAATAGAATCTGCCCGCTCAACCTTCTTGATAAGATTGCTCAAAACATCCTTTTTTATACTAGTGGTATCTATATAGAACATCTCGTCATCAAGTCCTACAGATTTATCCTTTGGAATCCTTAAAGCATCGTCAACCTTAAACAGTCTTCTTAGGGAGAAGTAATCTACATCAGCCCCTGCACTTTTGGCGGCAGCCATTGCTATTCCAGACATAATTTCTGAGTTACAATATTTAGATAGAGCCCGCTTATCTAGAGCTCTATAAGCCTCGAGGACTTTCGCTGCAGACTCCTCTTTGCTTACTAAACTGATTATTTCAGATCCTTTCTTTCCAGAAGATCTTATGCTAGCGCAAATAACTAAAACGTTTGGCTTCTCACTCATTTCAATGCTCCGTTAAACAATTATACTTTCGGCAAAGGACCTAAGTTGCTCAGAGTGAATATTTATTATATTTTTATTCATATCTGCAAATCCGCTTACTTTATAAGGTCCGTTAATCTCAGAATATTTATTAAAATTAGTATAGGCAAGAAGCTCACTATAACATAATAACTCGTAATATGCTCCAACTATAGTCTGAACCCCATTGCCCAGAACAACCTCAAGCCCTCTATTGAGCGCATATTCTGCCATTTCAAGTGTATTTTTAATAGATCCGCACTTGAAGAGTTTAAGCTTAATAGCATCAATGATCTTGGTCGAAATAACTCTGTCTATGTCAGCTATAGAGCAGACTGACTCATCAAGCAAAAATCTAATATCTTTATATTCATGCGCCAAAGCTATCATTTCATTCCAATTCTCTGATCTTATTGGTTGCTCGATATACTCTGCTCTTTCTCCAGATACTTCTGCCAATATCTCTCTGGCCTCTGAATAAGAATATCCTTGATTTGCATCTGCTCTAAACTTATAGTTATAACTTTGAGCATTACGAATCTTTTCTATGTCTGCAGTTAAATTCTTCCCAATTTTAAACTTTATTACGTCAAGATCAATCCCTATTGGCGGATCTAATAGGTGCGCAGACTTGGCTATTATATCTCGTTTCTGATAAAGAAGCCTTCTGTCGAATGACTCTCTGCAGGTTTCTAGTGCAACTGTCTTAAATCCACCGCTCAAGCTCTGAAGCGAGATTGGCTCACTTTTGCTCAAAAGACCCTGTTGGATGGCCCATAGTTTCTCTATAGTATCTTCAGAATAGCCTGGAAGAGCAGTAACTTCTCCTATCCCGATAATACCATCGTGCTCTTTTAATACATAAATTGTATCAAAAGCCTTTATCGTTTTAAATGACAAAACATATGGAGTCTTCAGAGGGAAAGACGCTAATATACAGGAATATTTTCCATCTTCTTTTATATAACTGGCTCTTTTCTTTATTTCATAGTTCATTTCAAAATGTCTATAACAAAACTTCCCCAAAGGTTCTTCTGTCAAAGAAGGCTACTTTTATTTCTGCTTTCAATGGAAAGTTCATTTTATCTCTTTTGTAATTAAAATATAAGTCTCCCCTACTTCTTGAGCCTTTAATGCGGCGCATAAACGCCTGGACATATCCTGCTCGACTTGGCGATCCTCTTTTAGTTTTACGGCTTGTTGTCAAAGACCCCTCGGAATACAGGGCCTGATAAGAATCTCTGCATAATAATCCAACCTGACTGCTTCCATAAAACCTAATTATGCGTTCTCTATATTCAGTATCTGCGGCGCATCTTACCATGTGAAAGTGGCCAACATCTTTAATCACTCTATTTTTTTTAAAAAGAATAGAGGCTTCACACAATCTGCCTTTGTTTCCTACTATTTTTCCATCCGCAGAGTATCTAGCGTATGTTGAGCAGACAGCCTTCAAAGAATACTTCTCTAAAGAGAGAAGCAGGCCTGCAATATGATCGCGTGTAATTATATCATCTCCGCCTAAAAATGTAACAAAATCTCCATTAGCCTGATCTATTGCGTAATTGCAACATGCATAATGCCCATAGTTTCTGGTAGTATATAACAGCCTTATTTTATCGCTATTTATTTCTCGAAGAATATTTGCAACTAAGGGCTTGTTGGAGCAGTCATCTACAACAATTATTTCTATATCTTTGTATGTCTGCGCTAAGCATGACAAGACTGCCTTCTTCAAATAAGGCTCTTTTTTATAGTTGGTTATTATGACAGATACCTTTCCGGAGTAGGTCCCCTTACGATCCTTTATAGATGAAAATGCTATTTTCCTCATAGCCTATCCTTTATAAATTCATTATAAAGAAGTAATGCACGAGAGTCTGGGAAGTGCTCTCGCTGTGAAAACTTTAAAATATTTAAATACGAATATTTATTAGAAGAAAGCTTTCTTGCCTTTCTTATCATATCTGCCTCTCCGCTGAAAATTTCTCCAAGAAAAGGGGCCTTTCTAACTATGCTTGCCTCAGGAACACTCTTCTCTATCAAGACTGGTATGCCGGCGCCAATATATTCAAAGAATTTCGATGAACTCTCAATTTGCGACCTTTTTGACTGCAGACTATATATTGACGGAACAAATCCATATGCATAACCTCCTTTGTTCAAAGAGTCGCACAATTTGTCATGCCTAACGGGATAAAGAATGTTTGATTTGGGAATTTTTTTTTTCAAAAAAGCAATATTGCGCTTAGCCTCAGGATGAGGTCTGTGAAATCGAAGAACCCTTTTCCCATCCCAATACTTTATTGGAAAAATATCTAACGATAACCTCTCTCTGTTTAAGGCCTTTATCTTAAGCTCTGCTGGGCTATCCAGTCTGCCTAGATAAACGCCATTTGATCTATTTTTACTCAAAGTATTAAGAGTTATTTTTTTTCCATGACAATAATTTAACAAAAAAAACTGTCCGTCTCTAACCTTTCTAGACGAAGGAGAGATAGAGCAGTAATCGGTAGCCCACTTTCCTCCTGGCGTTGCCTCAAAGATTCCTAAGATATAATTTGATTTAATTCTTCTCCTTGGAGTAATTCTGTCAACAATTGCAAAATCATAAGGTTCGCTATAATCATTGTAGTAGCATTTAAAATCAAAGAAAGAGTTTAGCTCATTGATTATCTTGAAAATTTTGCATGGAGAGCCATGATACCCTTGATAGGGATCCCTTTTTTGTTTATATCTCGAAAACACTCCAATTCTATATGTCATTTTTTAAATTCAACTAGCTATTTTTTTCGCAAAATACAGGTCTTTTGCTGATGTTTGCTATATTGTCTTTAATCCCCTTTCTTGCACCATCAAATGCTTTTTTATTTATATAATTTGTTTTATCTTTTTCATATTTTTCCTTCAGAAAGCTCAGAAATCCTTCTGCTCCATGATCACCGGAGAATTTTCGTATCTTCTGAATATATTCGTAATATTTCGAAAAAGCTATAGCTGGAGTAGGAGCGGAATCATGCTTTCCAAGTACTAAGTGAGTTTCTACGTTTGAGTACCCCTTTTTAAAGGCTCTTTTTGCGAAATCTCTGTCTCCTCCAAGCACATCTCTGAACTCCATCTTCTGCAAGGCCTTGGAGCTCCATAGCTTCAGAGAGCCTATCTTGGTTTCTAAAAATATATCATAGAGAAGGGATGACGCATTCAAGATCTTAACACCCTTTCTGCTTTCTTTTTGATATAAGCTTACTAGCTCATCTAAAGACTCTTTATTTAAATACATATCTTCATCAACCTGAAGACACCATTCTGTATCAGAACAGGCTTTCCTCATTTCGTTTAGCCAAGCAGACTGAGGTTGCTTATTCTTTATAATTATAATTTTGTCTACGCGTGGATGAGACTCAAAATGTTTATATATAATTCTTTTGCACTTTGAAAATGTAGGACTCCCAACTGTCCCTATGCAAATAGTGACCATTCCGCGCTTCACTTCATAGCCTCCAAAAACACTTTATCCCACCTTTCCAGATAGGTATCAATATGAAAATATTTCTGCGCAGTCTCTCTGGCTGCAGCCCCAAGGTCTTCCTGCATTGCGGGAGATTGAATAATTCTCCTGCAATATTTATACATATCTTCTTTTGTATTAGCAATCATGCAATTCTTATTATGCTTCAAATACTTGCCTATTCCATAGTTCTCTGTGCTAACCAATGGAGTTCCGCACATCATTGCTTCGCCACGAGTTCTTGGCATTGCACTTTTAATCGTTGTATTTAAAAATACAGAATAAGAGTTAAATTCTTTCACAAGTCTTTCGAGAGAGAAAGATCCGATTGATTCCTTCAGATCTTCATTGCCATGTCCAAGCAAGGCAGAGCCTCCGAGCTTAACAGAGGTCCACCTCCACTCCTTAAACCCAAGATCCTTTCCTCTTTTCTTGAAAACACTTACTGCAGCTAGCATTTCCTTCTTCCTTGGAAGATTTAGATAGTCAAACTCATTCGGATCAAAGCCATGAGGAATATAGAAGTGCTTTATTCCGGAAAATAAGCCTTTATACTTTTTCATTGAAAATTCGGAGTTCCAAACCATACACCTTACCCATTTAGGAACGGGAAAAGGGTTTGGAGTTTGAATTACAGCAATTCCGGGAGGTCTATTTTGTGGAAATGCAGACCTTAAGGAGCTATACCTTTTTTTATCAACAACGCTCCTGACGATAATTAGATCCACTTTCTTCCGATTTAGAACAGATTGGTCTATATATGAGACATTTTTGCTTATAGGCCTGCCGAGACT